ATTAATCAATTTTTATAAAAAAGCATATGAATAAAATTAAATTAATGATAAAAACTCTTATAAATTAACATATGAAAGAAATAATTATAGCAAACATGATGAGAACAAAAAATAAACAAAGTTTTTTTGCTCTACACCAAATACAAAGTAAAATACAAGCATTATATTCTGATATTAAAATTGAATTTCATATATTATGGGATAATAAAGATGAATATAATGATACAAATGATAAATGGGAAAAATTAATAAATTCTGAGATTAAAAATCTATATTCATATGATAGAAAATTTTTTGTAGATTATGTTAAAAATTTATACGATTTGGATTATGAAAATAAATTCAACATATGGCCACCAATCTATCATATAATCATGCCACATTATATTAGAAGAGTTTTGTGTAAAGATTATTATTTAATATATGATGATGATATTTTAATAAATGATAATTTTGACCACATTGTAAAACTGGTATTAAACAAAATTCCTGTTTTAATATCAGAACCAATGAATATCAACTGCGATAAGGTATTAATAAATAAATTAATAGATGTATTTGGAGAAGGGTTTTTAACAGCTTATAAAAATAGAAATCCTGAGTTTAAAGGATTTAATGCTGGATTTCAAGGTATTGATTTAAGTATATATGATGATTTTTTATCCAAAGATAGATTTAAATTTTTATTGGATTTATTTGAATATAAATCTATTTTTGACCAAAATGGTAATGAAATTTGGGGTAATGAAAGATTTATTATTGATACGCAACAACAAAGTTTTTTTGGTTTAATGAATGTTGTTTTTTCAAAAAAATATCCGCATATTTTAGAAGAAAATGAGTATTTTGTAGTGCCTAATTGGGGAGTTCACCCAAAATTTGGGGAAATAAATAATGAAGATGAAAATAATGGTTGGACGATTGGGCTAAAATCAAAAATAACTCACTTTATAGGACATACTCAAGGAAAAGGTAAACCAAAAGTATTTTTAAATAAAGTTGATGGGTATTTATTAAAAAATAATTTTGAGTTATGAAGGTAGTATATATAACAGGATGTTTAGGTTTTATAGGTTCTTATATAACAAGAACTTGTTTAAAATTGGGTTGGTATGTTAAAGGCGTAGATAAAATAACATACGCTGCAAATAAAGATTTATTAAGCGAATTTAAAAAATATCCAAATTTTTCATTCGTGCATTGTGATATTAATGATTTAAAATTTTTATATGATTGTGATTATGTTATTAATACCGCAGCTGAAACCCATGTAGGTAATTCAATAGCAAATAGCGATGATTTTATACACTCTAATATAAATGGTGTTCATAATTTACTTGAACTGATAAAAAATCATAGGGGAGAAAATGTATCTAAACCAATACTACTTCATTTTAGCACCGATGAAGTCTATGGTGATATAGAGGAAGGAGCGCATACCGAAACGGATTTACTCAAACCATCAAACCCATATTCAGCAACAAAAGCAGCAGCAGACATGTTAGTTATGGCTTGGGGAAGAACATATAATCTACCTTATATTATAGTTAGACCAACAAATAATTATGGTATAGGGCAATATGTAGAAAAATTAATTCCCAAAGCATGTAAATACCTAAAATTAGGTAAAAAAATACCTTTACATAATAATGGAACACCGATTAGAAATTGGTTACACGCCCAAGATACTGCTGATGCTATAATTACAATTGTAGAATCTGGGGTTAAGAACGAAATATATAATATTTGTGGGGGATTTGAACAAAATAATTTGGAAACTGTAAAAAAGATTTGTATATTGTACAATAAAAACATTGAAGAATTGGATAAATATGTTGATTTGTCGTGTATTAGACCGGGACAAGATGTTAGGTATGCTTTAGATGATTCTAAACTTAAAAAGCTGGGATGGGAATCTAAAAAACAATTTGATGATGAGTTAATTACAATTATAGAATATTATAAAGATAAATTTATATGGTAAAAATAAGCGATGTTATAGTTAATTTTTTAATTAAAAATAACATTAAAGTAGTTTTTGGTATAATAGGTTCTGCTAATTCTCATATTTTTGATTCTATTAGTAGAAATAAAAAAATTAAACTAATCCCCACTCATCATGAACAAGCTGCAGTAATGGCTATGGGGGCTTATTACAGAACAACAGGCCAATTATCAGCCGCATTAGTAACAGCAGGAGGAGGTTCATCTAATGCATTCACCGGTATTTTATCAAATTGGGCCGATTCTATTCCGGGAATTATAATTGCTGGTCAGGAACAAACATACTATATTGATGAATATAAAAATATGAGAATGTATGGTATTCAAGGGTATGATTCTGTAAAAACATATAAAAACCACACAAAATTATCAGTTCGCATAACCAAAGAAAATATATTTAAAACATTATCATTAGCTTCTAATATTACTACTAGTGGAAGACCCGGCCCTATTTATTTGGAAATTCCATTTGATACTCAATCCCAAAATGTGCATTTTGAAGATTTTACCATCCTAAATGTGGAGAAAGAAATACCAATTAAAGAGGTAGAATATATAATTAAAAAACTTAATAAAGCAAAAAGACCTTTAATTTTAGGGGGGCACGGGGTAAAATTATCCAATTCTGAAAAGTTATTTAAAAACTTTATTGAAAACCACCAAATCCCAACAGTATTAAGTTGGTCTGCTATAGATTTATTAGAAACAAGTAACCAAAATAATTTTGGAAGACCAGGAGTACAAGGACAACGAGCTTCTAATTTCATTGTCCAAAATAGTGATTTAATTATAGTATTTGGTAGCAGATTATCATTACTTCAAACAGGATATTCAAGAGAAAATTTTGCCCCTAATGCTGAAATAATTCATATTGATATAGACCCTACCGAAACTAAAAAATTTAAAGGAAAAAATTATAATATAGATGTTAATCTTATTTTAAAAGGACTTATTCAATTAAAATCTAATATTAAATTAAATATACAAAATTGGAGAGAATATTGCAATAAAATAAAAGCAGATTATCCAATAGTAATGAAAGAGCATTTGTTAGACCCTAAAAATTCATATACTTTTATTGATAAATTATCAAAAGCATGGCCTGATAACTATACGATTGTTACCGATATGGGAACTGCTTTACTGAGTGGGTTTTATGGTTTTAATATTAAATCTAACCAAAAAATGTTTACTTCGTTAGGATTGGGAGAAATGGGTTATGGATTAGCAGCAGCCGTTGGTGCTGGGTTTGGGAGTAATCCCGTTTTGTGTCTTAATTGCGATGGTGGTATGATGATGAATTTACAAGAACTTCAAACTATAAAAACATTTAACCTACCAGTTAAAATTATTATTTTTAATAATGATGGTTATTTAATGATAAAACATACGCAAAAAATGCTATTTCAAAACCACAAAACATGTGTAGATAAAAATACGGGGGTTGAACTTCCTGATTATAAAAAAATAGCTATGGCTTTTGATTATGAGTACTTTACAGATGATAAAATGGATGATTTTATAAAGTATGAAGGACAAGCTATAATGGAAGTATTTATGAATCCTGAGCAAGAATTTATCCCCAAAGTACGGGGTATAAAGCAAAATGATAATAGTATTAAAGCAGGGTTATTAGAAGAAATGTCTCCTTTACTATCCTTGAATGAAATAAAAGAAGCTATGATTAGTGGTATTAATAAACAAAGTGAACATATAATAAGATGAAAATAAAAGCTGCTATACTAGGCACAGGAAACATAGGTACTGATTTACTTCTTAAAATTCTTAAAACAAATTTTATTGAACTTGTTGTATTTGCCGGAAGAAGATTAGATTCGGATGGAATTGAAATTGCTAAAGCCAAAGGAATTAATGTAACTAATGAAGGAATTAATTATTTTATTAATAACCCCAATTGTTGCGATATTGTATATGATTGTACCAATGCTGAAGATGCGCTACAACATTCTATAATTTTCAAAAATCAGGGAATTAAAGTAGTGGATTTAACTCCGGCTAAAGTAGGTCCAATGTGTGTGCCTGATGTAAATGGGGATATTATTTTAAATGAAAGTAATGTTAATATGATTACTTGTGGTGGGCAAGCCTCTATTCCTATGTTGTATTTACTATCTAAATATTGCAGTGGAATTGAATATATAGAAATTGTATCCCAAATAGCATCTAAAAGTGCTGGTATGGCTACTAGAATAAACATAGATAATTATATAAAAACTACACAAAAAGCCATCAATCAATTTACAAACTGTGATAATACAAAAGTAATTTTAAACTTGAATCCCGCTGAACCATGTGTTGATATGCAAACTACTATGTTTGTTAAATCAAAAAATATTAATTTTAATGGTTTAATTGAGAAAATTACAGAAAAAATAGAAGAATTAAAAAAATATATACCCCATTATGAATTAATCTTACCACCAACAGAAGAAAATGGAATTATAGTTATGAGCATCAGAGTTAGGGGTAGTGGTGACTACCTACCAGAATATGCTGGAAATTTAGATATAATAAATTGCGCTGCTATAAAAATAACCGAAAAATTAGTTAAATAATGAAAGACGTATTAATAACAGATTCCAGTCTTAGAGATGGGAATCATAGTGTTAAACACACTATAAGTTTAGATAGCATAGAAAAATATTGTAAGTTTGCCGATAACGCCGGAATTCCTATAGTAGAAGTGGGTCATGGGAATGGATTATCCGCTTCTTCATTGTTAATAGGAAAATCACCAAATACAGATAAAGAAATACTTACTACTGCTAAAAAATTTTTAAAAAATAGTAAGCTAGGTGTTCACACTATTCCGGGTTTATCTACAATTGATGATGCAAAAAAAGCTATTGATTATGGGGTGGATGTTTTTAGAGTTGCTACTCATTGTACTGAAGCCACTTTATCAAAATCTCATATAGAGTTTTTGGCAAAAACCGGCAAAGAGGTGTATGGGGTTTTAATGATGAGTGCTTTAATTGATACTAAAAAATTAGTAGAACAATCTAAAATAATGGAAAGTTATGGGGCTGAGGCCATTATAATAATGGATTCAACGGGTACTTATTTACCACTGGATGTTAAAGAACGAATATTATCTTTAAAAGAAAATATAAACATAAAGATTGGGTTTCACGCTCATAATAATTTAGGATGTGCTATATCTAATTCATTAATAGCTGTGCAAAGTGGTGCAGACTTACTTGATGCATGTATTAGAGGTTTTGGTGCTGGCGCAGGAAACGCTGCTTTGGAAATACTAATTCCAGTACTAGAACAAAGCGGTTTTAAAACAAATATTAATTTTAAACAAACCATTAAAGAAGCAGATAATGTAATGAACTATCTAATCCCAGAAGCACCTTCAATATCACCAATTAATGTATTAACGGGATTAAATAAATTATTTTCTGGGTTTGAAAAACCAATTATTAAGGCCTCTAAATTATACAACATAGAATATTCATCTTTAATTTTTGAACTTGGAAATAGAAAGTTGGTTGCTGGTCAAGAAGATTTAATTTTAGAAATAGCCCAAAAATTTAATAATATATGAAAATATTAATTACTGGAGAGAATGGTTATATAGCTAAAAGTTTATATGAATCATTAAAAGACAAATATAATATAACTGCTATTGGTAGGAAAAATTTTGATTTAACTAACTACAAATTATTAGATTCCTATCTTAAACATACATATTTTGATGTTGTTATACACTGTGCCGTAACTGGTGGTAGTAGATTGAAAACAGATACATTTGGGGATATGGATAATAATCTTAAAATGTATTATAATTTATTAAATTGTAATGATAGATTTGGAAAACTAATTCACTTTGGTTCAGGAGCAGAAATACATAGTCCTGAATCCCCATACGGATTAAGTAAAAGAGTTATAGCAAAATCGATTTCTGAAATAGATAATTTTTACAATATAAGAATATATGCGGTGTTTGATGAAAATGAGTTAGATACTAGATTTATCAAATCCAATATCAAAAGATATATAAATAAAGAACCAATGTTGGTGCAAAATAAAAAAATGTCTTTTTTTTACATGAAAGATTTAGTAACATTAGTTAATCATTATATTCAATCTTCCTCAAGTTCTTTATTAAAAGAAAGTAATTGTGCATATGTAAATTCAACTTCATTGTTAGACATAGCTAATATTATAAATGAGTTAGAAGATTATAAAGTTCCTATATATATGGACACATCTTTAAGTGAAGATTATGAATCAAAATTAAATGCCCCATACGGATTAAAATATATAGGATTAACTCACGGAATTATAGAAACTTATAATAAATTAAAATATGAATAAAATAACTTTTTGTATTAATACTGGGAAAAATGAGTTAAATCATATAAAATTATTATTTACTTCTCTTGAAAAAAATTTATACAATAAAGAACATGAGATAATAGTTTTTGTAGATAGTGATAATCAAAATACTTTTGAATGGTTACTTTCCCAAAAATTAGTTTTTTCAAATTTAAAAATATTAAAAAACAAACTACCAATACCATACGGTTATCAATCAAATATAAATGAAATGTTTCTACAAGCTCAAAATGAAATAGTTTCGTATATTCAATCTGATATGGTTATTTGTAGAAATTATGACTTGGAAATATTAAAACATATTAAACCAAACACTGTTGTTTGCTCTACAAGAATTGAACCACCAATTCATCCAAATAGTGGTGAAAAAATAACATATGATTTTGGATTAAGCCCATTAGATTTTGATTTGGAAAAATTTACTAATTACGCAGAAAACAAAAAGGAAAATAAAATAACAGAATTTTTCTTTGCACCATTTTCTTTGTACAAAGATACTTGGAATTCTATTGGTGGACATAACTCCATTTATAGACGCTCAAGAGAAGATACTGATATATTGACCCGATTAGCTTTAAATGATACTAAAATTATTCAAATTTGGAATGCGTTAGTTTATCATTTCACATGCACCTCCAGCAGAGGACCCGGTTGGTTTGATAAAAATAATACAGAAGCTCAGCGTAGATTAGAATTACAATCAATTGCCGACCAAATTGAAATAGGTAGATTTTTGAGAAATTGGGGACATATTGAACATAGTACTAAAAAAAGAAACTTTTATAATATTAACGCCGTTATAAGAGGAACTATAACAGATGTTAATAAATTTTATCACATAGAAAAATTTTTTAATAATGTATATGTTGATGATGTGTCTATAATAGAACTACTGCAAAGTATATATGATTCGGAGCACATTGTTGCAAATAAGTTGTTAGATATTTCAAATGAAGATTGGGAAAAATATAAACATGTGTTTAATACATTAAATTCAAAAAATAGAATATTTGAAAATAAAGGTGTTAATGATGATATTGTAATAGATTTTCAGTTTTCCCAATTTAGAGAGGAGCATTTTTCGGAATTTTTAAGTAACATTTATTATATAATTAATCAAACTGATGTTGGTGAGTATGAATACGAATATTTTAAGATATTTATAAGAAACAAAAAAGATATGTCAGTTGGTAAAATAAAAATTAAAAACCCATTAATTAGTAAAAATATAATATACGATATTTTTTAATAAAAATTAAAGAACACCATGCCAAAAGTAGATTTAAGAAACTATGATGAATATGAAGAACCTGCCGGATTTGAAAAGTTCAAACCCAAAAAAGGGAGAAAAGGTGAGAATGTTGAGGACATTTTCGAACCACAAAGGAAGCCTGATAGAGGGGGAGAGGGTACAGATAAAAGAAATATTAGAAAATGATGTAAAAATCAACGATCCATTTGGAATTGAATGGGTTATTCCAAAAAATTACCTATTTATATAAGGTTTTAAAATAAGTTTTGTCAATTTGGTTATGTTTTAACGAAAGGACAAGACTATGAAAAGATTTTTTACTGAAATCTTCCAAGACGAAAAGGGAGGATTTTCATCAAAGAGGTTTGTGGGAATTATGGCTGCCCTAACCTTATGTATAACAATGTACCATAATCAGTTTACTGAATCCCACATTGCTCCAGCCGATTCACTCGTAAACGCCGTTGCTGCTCTTGCGTTTGGTGCTTTAGGTTTAGCATCCGCAGATAAAATCTTTAAGAAAAAAGATTGCAATTGCGATAAAGGTGGGGTTGAATAATGGGACTTCTTAGTAAACTTTTATATAACGAAGATTTTCAAAAAGTTGAAAACGATCAAAGGTTCAACTTCATGCTCCAAACGATGCAATCAAATCGTTGGAAAATTACTTTATTGATTTTATTTACATTCTTTTTTATTGTTTTTGGAATTGTTTTAGCAGTGATGTTTAAAGCAACAATAGAAGAAGCTTGGAAAGAGTTATTATTAATTCTTTTGGGTGCTTTCGTTGGTAATTTGAACAAAGTTGTAGATTTTTGGTTCTCAAATGAGGACAGAGATAAGATGCTTGTTCAAAAAATGGATGAAGAAGATGGGGTTTCGATTTCGTCAAATGAGGAATAACCGAAACTAAAAAGGAAAATAATGAAAAAAATACTTTTATTACTTGCTTTAACTTTACCATTTAACTTATTCGCACAAAATGGTAGAACGGAAGTATTAACATCTCCAAACAGTAACTCACCGCATTTTCTAGTTGATACGGTGTTTACTTTGGGTAGTATCTTAAATGATACAACTGTGATTTATTTACACTATCATAACCCAACAGCAACCAATTATGCTGGTTTTCAGGTTAGATTTTTCTATCCAACTACTTCATTCAAACAACCTATTGTTTTATGGGGCCCTTCCGCAACATCAATTGGAACAAAATATGGTTCATACTATAGTCAGCCAGGTTGGGTAAATGCAACAGCTATCTATACTGGAACTTCCGCTGTATTTGATTGGCCGGATGGTGCTGTGTTTGAGGTTAAACTTCCACACGCAGTTGGTTTTAATCCATCATCTGTTGATTCTATCAAGGTAATTGGAAATCCATCGTATTCTAATATCGCAACTACAATTGGTGGTATTGATAATGTATTATTAACCCACAACTATGGTGGTGCATTTAAAATGGATACATTAACATTTCCTGTAACATTAACAAATGTGAATGGAACACCTGCGGCCGATATGCCTTTCGCATATGATTACAAATTAAAATCAGAACAAACATATACTCGTGGTGGTAGATTTTTAACAGATGCTGTTGGTTTGGTAAGTATTAAAATTCCATACGATACATCTTTTTATAATGTTAAGTTAGTATCAAATTTGGATACTTTATCAGATAATTCTGCTATCAATATTACCGATGCTTATAGGTTATCAGATATGAGTATTTACGCTGATACTGCTCAATCGTATGAGTTTCAGCAAGGTGATGTAAACCGCAGTTCAACCCTATCAGTAGCAGATGCTTATTTGATATTTAATCGTTTGGCAACCGGCAGAACAACCTGGTCGCCTGCTGTTGCTAACGAATACAATGTTAGATATTACACCCCCTCTGAATACAATACGATTATAACCAACCCAAACACCTTCCAATCTTCAATTATTGGAACTACAAATGTTGATGTTCCTATTAATGGTTTAGGTTCATTATCTTATATTGGATATGTTTTGGGGGATGTAACAAATACTGGATTAAATAATGTATCATTCCAAATTCAAAGGGTAAATAACCCTACTAATGGAACATCTTATGTTTTAGATGAAGGTACTATTTATCAAAATATCCAAGATTCAGTTCAATTTAGAATACCTAAATTAACTATTTCAGAAGATAATTCAGTAGATGTAAATGTTACTTTTATTACACACGGAAATAAAGTAGGTGCAGCACAATTAGGATTAAAATATGACCCAGCAATCTTTAAATTCACAGGTGTGAGTGTTGGGCCTGAAGCAAGTGCTTGGAACTCTTTCTTATCAAATAAGCCAGGTGAAATAGTTTGGGGTGGACATGAATCTAAAATGTCTCCATCGCTTATTATCAACCCAACACAACAATTCTCATTTAAGTTTGATATTTTAAATCAAAATTGGGAACAATCACCTATTAAGATTTTCAACAAAGCAGCTGGTAGTGATAAAGCAACCGATTTAAATATCATACCTTCACCCGTAGATGCTACTGTTGTAAATGGTAGACGGGCAAGAGAATTGGTAAACCAATTAGTAAATGGGTTTAGAGTATATCCTAACCCAGTAGTTGATGTCTTAAATATAGATTATTTCCAAACTGATTGGGGATATCTAACATACGAAATTTACGATTATATGGGTAAATCTTATTATAATAGTAGAGATTTTGTAAATCAAAATGAAATAGTTACGAAAACAATCAATGTTAGCGACTTAAAGCCTGGTTTCTATTTTGTAAGATTAACCACCAATGAGAAGCAAAAAACTTATAAAATAATTAAATACTAAAAAAAGGAGAAAAAAATGGCAGAAGAGACAGAAAATGATGGTACTTGGGGCGGACTCAAGAAAACTATCGTAGGAACACTCGCCACTGTAGTTACGGGTGGTGGTGTATGGATTTCCACAACCCTATTTGGTGGGGGTAATAACGATGAAGAGGGAGCAAAAACGGAGCAAGTTGCACCAGCAGCACAACCTGTTATTAATCTAAACTTAGAAAACAATAACCAAAGTAATACTTCAAGCGGTGGTGGTGGAACTACTATAATCAGAGAAAAAGAAACAATCAGAGAAGCAGCACCAGCAGCTCAACCTGCCGCACAACCTGCAGCAGCACCAATTGAAGAAAAGAAAGAAACTCCAGCTGAAAGAATGAAAAGGTTGAGAGCTAAGCAGGCAGAGCAGGAGAGTGAAGAATGAGAAAAATAGTTATTATTCCATTCGTAAGCTTTGCTTTATTGGTGGGTTGTAAATCTAGCATTTCAACTACTCAATATCAAGCTGATTTTGAAAAGACAGATAGAACATTAGAATCTATCTCTACTTATACAGGTAAGAAGCAAACGCTTCAACTTTCAAAGTTAAATGTAAACAAAGAACTCTGGGAAACTTTCCCCGAATTAAGAGAAAAAAGACTTGGTTTAGGTGTATCTAATCGTATTATTGAAAATTTACTATATACTAATCGTTTTGAGTTTACCGAAGAAAAAGATGCTGTTGTAAATCAAATGTTGGATGCGTGGGAAAAAAAGATTGATGGTTTAGATGATGGTAAAACAAAACTTAAAATGCAGGGTATTCGTTTACCCAAATATATTGTTTATGCCGAAATCTATGATTTTTCAGTTTCATACGCAGAAAACTACGATAAAGGTAAATTGAAAAAAACAAATACCACAATTATGGGTATTCAAATTCGTTTAGTTAATGTAGAAAATTCACAATTTATAGTTGCGTCTGGACAAGGACAATCAACTCAATTTGGTGAAGGGTATTTTAAGAATCCAACAATGGGATTCGACCAATCAACCGTTGGTATTGCTACTCAGAAGGCTTTGGAGGTTGCGACAATGAACCTCGTAAAGCGTCTTGAGCAAAATGGTTGGTAAAAAACATTTATTAGTATTATTATTCATAATAGGTGGAGTTTTGAGTGTAAAAGCTCAAAGTTTCACCTATTCTTATATTAACCCATGTAATGGTAGAACTCAAAGTGTTCAATTATCAACACAAAGTTCTGAAGTTACAATGTTCTTTGCGGGGCAATATAGAATATTTACTTATGCTGAATTAAGTGCGGGGGCATATGAACAATGGGTTCAATCCATTAGAGATGCTTTACCACCAGGTGCTAATCCGTGCGCATCCGAAGGAGTTGCGGAATCAAACAATGTTACAAACTTCATAGGTAGTGTTACAGCGAATGGTGTAGCAAACATATCCTCAGTAGTATCTATGGCTAGTTCTATTGGAAGTTCTGTTGGTAGTGTTCCTACACCCCCACCCGCACCGAGAAATGGCGGTAGTAGGGCTAATAATGATAATAACAGCAGCTCATCCGAGGGTGGTGGTGAAATAACACCAGTTGATGATAAAAACCAACAAACTGCAAGTGGTGGTGAAAGTGAAAATAATGGTGAAGGTGGTGGTGGAGGTAAAGGTGGTAAAAGTTCTTCCAAAGTATCCAATGGTGCTTTAATCGCTACTGGGGATATTGTTATAATACGAAACGATTCAAATATCACAAAGAAAGGTAATGATAATTTTAGATTTAATACTTCTTTGACCCATGTCAATACCTCCCAAACATTTATCAAAGGTATAAACATAAACTATCAGACGGGGCAAAACATACTTAACTTATCGGGATATGGTTCATTAAAGTTTAAGGGGTATATGGGTATATTTTCTACATCATATATGACTAATTTTAAGGATAATTGGTTTTTGACCGCATCATTACTCAATGCTCAAAAAATAGATAAAGTAACTTTAATGGGGGGAACTACCTTTACTTTGGGTGAGATAGATAAAAATACTTTTAGAAATTGGTCTTTGATTGGTGGTGGATTTACAAACTTTAAGGGTGGAAAATCAATTGGTGTAAATTTTTTAGGGCTTGCTGTATATTCTCCCTATATTTATTTCTATGCAGGTCAATGGTATAAAAGTGGTTTGTTGATAATTCCAATGGTAAACACAGATTTGAAAGTAACTGATAAATTCAAATGGACTGTAAGTTTTTCAGGAGTTTATCAATTAAATCAAACATTTTTAAATTGGCAAGTTTTAACTGGAACAAAATTAATGTTATGAAAAAATTATTATTATTTTTATTATTACCTATTTCGTTATTTGGACAAACCTTTACACATTCAGGTTTAATTAGGACTGAAAACAATATAGGAGTATCGGGAATAACAGTAAGACTATTTAAAAGAACTACGCCTGTATTAACTGGATTTACATCGCAAACCAATTATAATGGGCACTCGTATTATCGTTCTACCAGCTCAATGACTTGGACTAATGCAAGAACGGCATGTGCCAATATGGGAGGGCATTTAGTAACAATCACATCGGCTGCTGAAAATACATTTGTTTTTAACACCTGGCCTTCGGGGTGGATTGGTTTTACCGATGAAGCAGTGGAAGGGCAATGGCGATGGGTTACAAATGAAGCAGTAACCTATACAAACTGGAACGGGGGTGAACCTAATAATGCGGGAAACGAAGATTATGCTCAATTTGTTAGCGGCGGTAGGTGGAACGATTTACCAAATGTATCCTTACCTTATGTACTCGAATTTGAATATATAGTTACTACTACTCCTTGGACTTTAGAAGCGATATCAATAACAAATGCTAGTGGGCAATATTCTTTTAGTTTACCTACCAACCCCTCTATTGAATGGTATATTGAAGTAGTAATTCCAACCACAACCTCAAATCTATCTTCTGCTGATTTTGTAGGAATTGATGATATTGTTTTACAAAGAACACCAATCAAATCACATCACTATCACAAATATGAGGTAAGTGGTGATAATACAATTACAATAAACGATATTTATACAATAGCAAGAAGAATAAATGGGTTGGGATGGACAAAAAGAACTTTATTATTTACAAACTCACAATGGACAAGTTTAACAACGGGAACGGGGGATTTAAGGAGTTCAATACCAGGCACTCAATCTAGCTATACTTTTACACCAACGAATGGAGGAACAACTAATCTATATTTATTATCACCAGGATTTACAAATCAATCAACATTAACTTATTAAAAAAGGATTACAATGGATACAATTTTATGTTATTTTATTTCAAGCGTTATCACACTTGCTCATATGAACGGGGTTTCTGATACAAAACTAACTTATGGTGCAAACCAAATCGTTACTGAATTGGTAAATGATAAATATTCACTATGTGATAATGGAAAGCCGGTGGAGGTAGAAATATTATCAATCGAGGCACCAACCAAAGGTATTAGGGTTGGTCCTTTTGAGTTTAAGCAAAAGAAAACAATTGTAAAAACAAAAATTAAAATGGATGGAAAGGAGTTGTTTGGGGAAGGTAGTGCAAAAACATCAGTTTCTTCAACGATTCTACAATTACAGGATGAAAACCTACCATTTGAAAGAACAGAATTTAGTTCCGCATTAAGAAAATCATTAGAATCAGCGTTTAAAAAATAAAAAGGAGTTAAAATGGAATTATTGGTTATTTTATTATCAGGATTTTTGTTCATGTTTTTCAATGAACTTGAAGATGAATGTATTTCAAACAATTGGAAAGGTAAATTTGAAAAATGGAACACAAAAAACTCTTGGAAAAACAAATGGAAATTAGATAAAAACGGAAACCCACTACCATACGAACCTAAATGGTATCACTTTGGAGTTCCAATGCCGAAAGCTGAAAGATACCCATATGGTTCAACTTTATTTGTTGGATTTAGTGATGCTGAACACTTTTTTCAAATGATGAAAGTTATTTCAGTTTGTTTAGGGTTTTTAGTTTTTGGTTTTTATCCCGCAGCAGCTTTCTTTATAGGGCACATTTTATTGGGTGTAGCAAAAGAAACGATATTTAAATCATTTTTAAGATAAAAATAGATATTTATTATTAGTTTTATAAGAAAGGGTAATTTATGGATATTAACAAACTCAAAGGGCATGTTCCTGATGCCGTTATCACTCAAATTCCGTCAGTAATGACAACATTCAAAATCGATACAGCGTTGAGATTATCTCACTTTTTGGCACAATGTGGACATGAAAGTGCTGGTTTCAAAGCAGTTCAAGAAAACCTAAACTATGGTGCAAAGGGTTTATTGGGTATATTTAAAAAGTATTTCCCAACCGAAGCAAAGGCTTTACAATATGAAAGAAAACCTGAAAAGATTGCTAACTTGGTTTATGGTGGCAGAATGGGCAATGGTGATGAGGCGAGTGGAGATGGATACAAATTTAGAGGTAGAGGATACATTCAATTGACAGGTAAAAATAATTACGCTGCATTTGGTAAAGCAATAAACGAAGATATTACCGCAAATCCTGATTTAGTAGCAACTAAATATCCGCTATTATCAGCTGCTTGGTTTTGGTCAAGCAACGGATTAAACACATTAGCTGATAAAGGTGCGGATGATGCAAGTGTAACAGCAATTACTAAAAGAGTTAATGGTGGAACAATTGGTTTACCTGACCGTATTAAGCACTTTAAAGAATATTATACATTACTTAAATAAAAAATGAAATTTCCTATATCATTTGAAGATTTTATAAAAGACCCCATCAAAGCCATTATGTTTTTGGTTTTGGTGGGGATTGTCTTTTTATATATTGATAATAGGATGGTTTACAAAGAACAAATCGAAGCCCAAAAATCAAGAATTACAAAGTTAGAGGGTGAAGTTCAAAAGTTACAAGAAGATATAGTTAAATTGGCAAAAGAATGCGATTAAAATTAGATTTAATAGTAGCAACAATTTTGGGTGGTATTTTGGGTTATTACATAGCAACCTATCATGCTGAAAAAGAATTGATACTTACCGAAGAAGCCCTTTTAGATAGGATTTCTGATTTAGAATTTCAACTCCATCGAGAAAGGATGATAAAAGAGTTTGAAAAGGGATTTGTTGAACATAGTGATTCAGTATATACTCCTACCAAAAAAATAAAATATAAAAAAGCCGAAAAAGCAAAGACTAAAACGGATTCCATACAATTTTGGGTAGAAAAAAAGATAGAAATGATTAGATTAAAAAAACATCAAGATAGTGTAGAAGAATATTTATTAAGAACTGAGATTGAAAACCTTAAAAATCCAAAACAATGAAATACACTACAATAACCGACCCAATTGTATTAACCATAACATCAGTATCCGCTGCATGCGCTTTCATATGTAGTTATTTCATGCAACTATATATGGATAATCAAGACCAATATATTGCTGTAATTGGTGTGATGTTTTTAGATGGTATATTTGGTATGATTGCAGGAACAAAGCGGGAAGGATTTAAAACAAGACGGGCTTTGGATATACTAAAAAACACTGCTGCTTGGATAATGATATTATCAGCTGTTTTAATGATTGAAAGAGGGTTTGCAGGAACAGGTTGGTTAAGTGAAGTAATTATTGTTCCATTTATGGTATTCCAATTAATCAGCGCACTTAAAAACGCTTCAATGGCTGGATATATTAAAGTGGGATTATTAAATGAAATATTGGATAAAATTGATAAACACAAAGGGGAAAGAAAATGAGCTGTGGATGTAATGAAAATAAACCCATAAAAGAGGCTTTGGTAATAACGAAGGATAATTTAAGAAGCCAAGCACATAATGCAATTTATAATGTACCAATTGCTTACTCACCACAAGATAAATACTTGGGTGGTAGAACTACGGCATCATACCAAAAATTAGTTAAATCTGCCCCCCAAAAACACAAAACTGTTACAGACTCGGATAAGGATAAAATGGTAAAAGAGTTAATACCATTTTTGGCTTATTTATATAAAAAGCATCTAAAAGCTATTGTTCAAGAGAATGTAACTAAAACCCCAACCTTTGTTGAATTCATTAGAGAAAATGTAAAGTTGAAAAATGGCAAATTGCTCCTCAAGAAAAAAGGGTGAAACCGAACAGGAATATAGAAAACGATGCGGTGGATACACCTATGCGTTTCCTATTGACTTAGTCCAGAAAGAAGAACCTCCAAAAGAGGAAGAGCCACCTGCATCCGAACCACCTGCACCCGAACCACCTGCACCTGAGGGTGATGTTTCTGAGGCAAGACATACTAAGGGTAATATATATAAGGGTAAATTAAAAGTAGATGGAAACCCAGTCCAAGTAGAAGTTGAATTGGTTGGTGTTGATAATAGGACTCGTAGTTATTTAGTTAGGGTAATACATATTGATAGAAAATACTTATCATATCTACCAAAGACAGGTATAATACCAATTCCTGCAAGAATATTTGATATTCCTGGTGGTGGTTGGGTTAAGGTTAAGACGCAGGGGCAATTTGAGGGTAAATTAAACGAGGCAATTAAACCACAAAATATTGTAAATTATTATAAGGGGGTTTGCAAAGCAGTTGGTATATCCCCAATTCCAATAAAATTTGGTTCGGTTGGTAGATTGGGTGCAGCAACAACCTATCATACAAAAACATTTGAACCACTTTATATTACATTTGATTTAGGTAAGGTTAGAGATATAGAAACCGCTGTATTGCATGAAATAACACATCAAATTCTTTTAATAAAGGAAAAAAACCCTTATAATAATTGTGCTAAAAGGCCTGCAAAATTTGCTAAAATTGAAAATAGCTTAATAGAAAAGTTTACGTATTCACCACTAAGTAAATTATTATATGAAATGCCTATGGTCGATAAAACCCGAAACGAAGATGTTTTTCCTGGTGGTATGGCAGATAAATACTCATTGGATGATTTGGCAAAAAAGCACGGGGTGGGTGTGGATGAAATAAAATCTCAAATAGCAAAAGGTGTGAAAGTGGAAATGGAACATACCAATGATAAAAAGGTGGCATTTGAGATTGCAAAAGACCATGTATTTGAGAACCCGAAATACTATGATAAGTTAAAAACCATAGAAAACCGCATTTATGAATTATTAAAAAAAAAGTTAAGCGAAGATTGGACTAACAAATACAAAAAATCAATAGATTGTAATAATCCAAAGGGTTTTTCTCAAAAAGCCCATTGTGCTGGTAGGAAAGCAAGGCAGCGTGGAGAAAAAACCCAATCAAATTCTGTAAAATAATTTGGATAATTAAACTTTTTTTCGTATATTTATATGTATGGGAAAAGTATTAAGAGTTTTCGATTTGGATGATACTTTGGTAAAGACATCCTCTAATATTAAAGTAACCCACAGAGATGGTAAAGAAACGGTGCTAACTCCGGGTGAGTATGCTGTATATAAACCAAAACCTGGTGATAAGTTTGATTATAGCGATTTTAATAAAATGCTAAAAGAACCAAAAATAATCAAAAAAAATGTTGATTTATTGATTAGGATGCTATCAAACCCAAATAAAAAGGTTACAATATTAACTGCAAGACAATTGGCTTTTCCAATTAGACACTACTTTAAAAAAGAATTTGGGTTGGATGTTTACCCAGTTGCATTGGGTGATTCAAACCCACAAAAGAAAGCAGATTGGATTGAGAAACATATAAAAAGTGGATATACTGACATTGCTTTTATGGATGATTCTCCTGCCAATGTTCGTGCGATAGATGCTTTGAAATTAAAATATCCTGATATAACTTTAAAAACTAAATTAGTTGTAGATAATTTTGCTCCAAAAGATAAAGTTCGTATATTTGAATCGGTTCTAAGAAATAATTTTAAAAAGATACTAAACAAACTTCATTAAAAATTTTTTAATATATATTGTATGGTAAACAATTACGAAAAAATGGTGATGGATGAAACCCTGGAAGTTGTTTTAGGTAAATATCGTGGTATTAAAGAGCATAAAAAACTCGTAATTCCATACTTGATTGATTATTATTTAAAGCACGAAGAATACGAAAAACTCCAAAGGTTGAAAGATTACACCGATAAGATGGAGAAATCAAATGAAAATAAGAGTAAAAAAGTTAAAGTATGAAGTAGATTTTGGGGGGAGTGGACAGACTCATATTGTTTATGTATTGGATAACTCAAATCGTCCAATTTTGGCCGAAATGTGTAATGAGTATGAAGTTCCCATTTATATAAACAAGTTTCAAAAAAAATTTGATATAGAAAATGACAAAATTATTTATTCATAACGATAATCATCATTCGTTTGATGAAGTTCAAATGCATTTATCAGATATGTTTCATATGCCCATAACCCAAACTTGCAGCGTTGCTAACATAATTCATACTGTTGGTAAGTGTTGTGTGTTTTATGGTGATTTTGATATGGCAAACTTATATCAAAATGAGTTAAAAGGTATGAATTATAAAACGGAGTTGGTAAGTGAGTAATAAAAATTTAAAAAGTAGAGGATTGGGTGATACTGTTGCAAAAATAACAGCAGCAACAAAGATGGATGAATTGGCAAAAAAAATAGCAGAATTGACCGGAAATACCGATTGTGGGTGTGATAAACGCCAAGAAACCCTAAATAAGTGGTTTCCCTATAAAAATGGGGAGTAAAATCCACAAAATGTGGATAACTGTGAATAAATGTGGATAAATTTAATGATAATTTAATCTAAAAAGCTTGGATTTTCACCAAAAGTTTCGTATATTTACATTGTAATGATTAATAAACCCCCAAAATAAACCCCCCAAAGTTATGATTTCACAAAAAGTTTTTCGTTTTATTACCCTTCAGGAAAGGGCAAATCTTATGATTGAGTTGTATGGTCAATGCTCTGACGAGGTTTGTGATGAATTGATGGAAGTTGCCGATTCTATGACCGGCGATGAGATTGATGAAGCAATTACTTATAGAACCGAAATGGATGAAAATGCTTACTAACGATTGGACGCAGGTTTACATTGAGATGGGTTCTCGTGATAAAAAAACCAATAAATTAAAATATTATAAAGTTACATCGTTTAATCATAAAAGGTTCAGTTGCTCCTGTCCTTCCTATGAGTTTGGACGAGGTTCTGAGTGTAAACATATTAAAAACTTAAAAAGAAAACTATCTATATGGTGATGTTTGGTTCTCTCTAAAATAAAAAGGAGAAAAAATTATGGAAATAGTATATTTTGTATTAGGTGTAGTTTCAGCTGGATTTACATTGATAGCTGTTGGTATGGTTAATGTGAGGAATAAAATTCAAAAAATTGAATCAAACACAAACGATTTTGATGAAAGAACCAACGATATTGTTCGATTGATTGAATCAAATGAGTTTAACATGGACCGAAGAATCGTAGATGAAATGCGAGAGGTGGCTTTGAAAATTGATGAAACAAATAGAAGCATTGATACTCAAATTAATGACATTCAGCAAGAATGCGATGAAATCCGGCGAATGATAGACTCTCGTATTGATAAACTTGAGAACAAATTCGGTAAAACAAACAAAGAAATAATCAAAGGTTAAAAATTAAAAAACGAGAATCAAACATCACCATTGTAGATTAAAATATAGTTATGGCAAACGAAGTTTCAAATTATATTATTGTTGAAAATGTAAATACTGAAGTTACTGAAAAATTAAAAGAGATTTTCAAACCTAATAGACGGGAAGATAATCCTTTTGAGATTGATGTAAAGACTGTGGATTTGGTAAATAGAGTTTACAATAATATATGGGCAAATGGTAATAAGGATTATAATAGAAATTGGGTAGTAGAAGTGTGTGGCGCTAAATGGTTTTATGGGCATATTGCAAATGAAGAAGAAACTCGGGTCTCTATTAGAATGGTATCTGCGTGGGACCCAGTTATAGGATTTGTTGAAAAGTTGGCGGAAGTTCTATCAAACATAAAAGAGGATATTTGGATTGAACATACCTTTGAAGATGAAGCCTATTTATTTGCAGGTGTTCATTTGGCGGCAAAAGATTACACATCCGATGAATGGACAGATATGGATGGGTGGGATGTACCCAAAATCCGTGAGGGTGGTACTTACTACGAAGAATTCGAAGATGAACTTCGTAATTTAATGGAGTCCGAAGTGAATTATTATTTAGAATATGTAAAAGACAATAACGATGAGTAAAACAATTTTTTGTGATATTGATGGAACGCTTGTTTATCAAGTCAATTTTGAAGAAATCAACCCTAAGACAAGTATGGTCTTGCCCGGCGTTGTTGAAAAAATGAACAATTGGTATAATGAGGGTAATTATATCGTCTTAACCACAGCACGACCCGAAGAATTACGCCAAATCACAATAGATGAGATGAATATTTTAGGTATTCCGTTTCACCAATTGGTTATGGGTATTGGTAGGGCTGAAAGGATTTTGATAAACAATAAAAGTGTAAAAAACCCAACTGAAAAAAGGGCAACTGCTATTGAAGTTCAAAAAAATGGAGGTTTTGTTGGAATCGAAATCTAATATAGAACTACCCACTGTTAGAAATGTAAATAAGGATAAGAAACGCTTTAAAAAACACCAATTTAAACCAAACGATATGGTTGCGTTTAAATGGTATGGTGAAAGAGAAATTGGTTTTGTATCCGAATGTTACCATAGTAAAGATGGTTGGGCTTGTTATAGAGTTAAATCGGTAACTAGACCAGGGTGTATTTATTATGACTTACAATTGGATGACCCAGAAGACCCGTATTGTTATGTTTCATCCATATTATCAAATTCTCTCACTGGTGGTGAGAAAGAATTAATAAAAAAACGATTGGAAAGAAATATTAAAATAAATCAACCAATAAAAGAAACAACAACTGAAACCAAAATTGATAAAGTTGAACTCAAAAATGCAATCCAAAAACAAAAAGATTTTATCAATGGAAAATTTTGGTAATTAAAACTTTTTTTCGTATATTTATCAAAAAAATAAAGGAGTTATGATGAACTATAAACCAATGAATGATTATGTGCTTGTTTCCGTAAACAAACACGATGACAAAACAAAAGGTGGGTTGTACAAACCCGAAACCGCAAAAGAAACTATGACAGGTAAAGTTGTAGCGGTTGGAGATGGATTATTTACTCAGCAAGGTGTAAAAATACCTATGAAACTTAAAGTAGATGATGAAGTCGTTTTAGATGGAACAGGTTTTCAAATTAAAATTGATGGAGTAAAATACAATCTATATCGTGAAAGCGAAATCTTAATGGTAAAAGAATAAACGGGTGAAGGCGGAAAAGGGCACAGTTTTACCCAATGGATATGTATTGGGGATGGGGAGGCAACCTCTTGCTTTGACGGAAAGTCAAATCAGGTATGCTATGAAAAACGCACCATCAAACAAACAGGCCGCTGCTTTTTTACGGGTATCATTTAATTCGTATAAAAAATACGCATTACAATATATTGATTCGGAGACCGGATTATCATTGTGGGAATTACAGAAGCAGAAAAAAAGACCCCCACGCGGACAGGATAAAAAACCAAGAACAAAAGCACACAAACTACTTTCTGATATTTTTGATGGAAAGTATCCTGATTATTCAATTACCCAATTAAAAAACCGATTATCAAAGGTTGGACATGGATTAGACCCACCATTTGAGTATTGTTGTCATGTTTGCGGTTATAACGAAAAAAGAATGAGTGATGGTAAAATACCACTAATATTAGACCACTTAGATGATGATTGGAAAAATCATCGTAGAGAAAATCTAAGGTTTACTTGCTTCAATTGTTATCATAATAATAGGGGTAATTTTAGGGGTACACAACCGCAATTCAGAATTGAACGATTAAAACAACACATTTTAAACAAAATAATAAACGAAATAAACCCAAAAAACGAAGGAGAATAAAGTTATGAGTAAAGGAAAACAAATCTTTCACGGAGAATCTTCACGTGAAAAACTACTAAAAGGAGTAAACGAACTGGCAGATGCGGTTAAGGTTACATTAGGACCTAAGGGCAGAAATGTAATTATTCAACGAGATGGTACGCAGCATATTACCAAAGATGGTGTTACTGTTGCTAAATCGGTTGAGTTTTCCGACAACACCATTAATATTGGTGCGCAAGTAATCAAGGAAGCGGCACAACAAACTGCTGATAAAGCAGGTGATGGAACAACTACATCCACAGTTCTTGCTCAATATATCTTTAATGAAGGTATGAGAGAAATTGCAAAAAATGGCGTTAATCCAATTCATCTACGAAGAGGAATGGTGGATGCGGCAGAAGCAGTTATTGGTAAACTTACTAACGATGTATCTGTGAAGTTGGATGATATGGATAGGATTGAAAATGTAGCAACTATATCAGCAAATGGTGATGTTAAAATTGGTTGTATGATTTCCGATGCGGTTAAGGAAGTGGGTAGAGATGGTGTAATAACTGTTGAAGAAGGTAATCAATCCGAAGATGAGTTGGTTGTTGTAGAAGGGTTATTGTTTGATAAGGGGTATTTATCCCACTACTTTATCAACAACAGGGATAAGTTGAATTGCACATTGGAATCGCCAAAAGTTCTCTTATACGATGGTAAAATCAATAAGATGGATGATATTTTACATCTATTGGAAAACGCATCTGCGAAAGGTGAGGCAATTGCTATTATAGCACATGAAATTGAAGCAGAAGCGTTGGCAACAATGGTTGTAAACGCTGCAAGGGGAACATTGAAGTGTTTGGCTGTAAAAGCACCTGGTTTTGGAACTGAAAGAACTGAAATTTTAAGGGATATGGCAGCACTTTGTGGAACGCAGGTTTTTGGTGGTTTGAATGATTCATTAGAAGATATTACTATTGATGATTTGGGTAATTGCGATAGAGTTGTTTCTGACAAACAGGAAACCGTAATTGTTGGTGGGAAAGGTTCGCAGGAAGAAATAAACGCACGAATTGAAGATGTAAGAACGGAAATAAACAAAACAAATTCCGATTGGGAAAAAGAAAAGTTGCATAAGAGGTTATCTAAATTATCAGGTGGTGTAGCTGTGATTAGGGTTGGTGCGCAATCCGAAGTTGAGATGAAAGAAAAGAAAGACCTTTTTGATGATGCTATCCTTTCAACGAAAGCAGCGATGGAAGAAGGTATTGTTCCTGGTGGTGGTTCTGCACTAATTCATGCATCAAAAATTGATGGTGCTGTAGAACTTGGTAATAACATTGATTATGGTATTGGGTGGAACATAGTTATAAAAGCATGTAGTTATCCCTTAGAATCTATTTTAATTAATTCTGGGTATGAAGAACCACATAGTATTATAAATGAAATCAAAAAAGCAGAGAGTAATCATTATGGTTATGATGTAATGCGAGATACTTATACAAATATGGTTGAAGGTGGTGTTATTGACCCAACTAAAGTTGTAAGAATTGCTTTGGAAAAGGCGGTTTCGGTTGCGGGGACACTATTAACAACCGAATGTATGATTGTTAATGAGCCTGAGCAAAAAAGTGAACAGAAAAATACTCAAATATAATTTGAAGTATAAATACATTCAAATGGAGTTAGAAGATGTTGAAACTGATTTCGATACTTATTTGAATGAATTCAACTCTTTTTTTAGTAAATTTCAAAAAAAAGAAGAAAAAGAACCAGTTATGGGGGTTTCTGGTTCTAATGAAGGTGTTACGGAGTATTGGGTTAATCAGGAGACCGGTGAGGTCAGAAATGAGGAGCCCGATACTTCCGAACCACCGAAACCCAAAATAGAAATAGAAAAGAAAGCGGATACGAAATATAAAAAACTTTTTAAAAACATATCAATTAAAGCTCATCCTGATAGAGGTGGAACAAACGAAGATTTTTATACATTAAAAGCAGCCTATGATTCAGATAATTTAATTGGAATGATTGATTTAGCAGTTAAATATGATATTGATTACGAAATTGATTCAGAAGATGAGGTTTTGCTTAGAAAAAATATAATTAATTATGAAGATAAAATAAAGGATATGCAAAAATCATTGGCATGGATTTGGGCTACTTCAAAAAGTAAAAAAGAAAAATTGGATGTAATAAAAACCGTAGAGCAACAAATTGGATGTGAAATTCCGTTAAATGAAATAGAGGATAAATTATGAGCTTTGTAATAGTAAAATACATTAAAAAAAATGTTCCCGTTATATTGTTAGATGGGCACGGAGAAGTTTGGGAGTTTGATGATGAAGAATCAGCGGAACACTACGCTAATATCTTTGAAACAAATTCTGATTCTGGGTATAAATATGAGGTTAAACCTATTGGTAAAATTCACGAAGATAATCAACAATAAAATTAAACTATTTATTACATATGGATAAAATTCTATCAACAATCAAAATCATTGGAAATGAAGATTTGCAATCAACGCTTTCATCCATTTTCTCAAATCCGAAAGAGGGTGATAATAATTGGTTACTAAGTCAGTTTTACGAAACAACTCACGATTGGGATTATAATTGTGTTGGTACATGCACAACCACATTGAGTAATTCTTTTATTGGTGATGAATCCGTTATAATTTTATCTTCGGATACCGATTTTCCGTATGATTTGATAAATAGAATGTGCGATATTTTTAGAGAGATTGATGAAAACTTTGAGGTAAAAGCAACCTATGAGCATAGTGAGTATGTCCATGTTGGTGCTTTTTATGGAACAGCAACAAATTCAATTTCTAGTGAAAAACAACTTAGTTCTTTATTAGAGAAAGAAGATTATGAATCTCCATATACATTGGAAGATAAGGTATTTGCTATAAAAGAAAGTATATTGGAAGAGTGTGTAGAAGAACTTAAATCTGAAAACGCAATAATGTATGATGGTGATTATATTACTGATTCTGAAGATGAAATGGATAATGATTATGATTATGAAGATGATTGGTATGAGATAAATGACTATGATAAGGACTAAAATATGAAAAAATTATTATTATTATTACTATTTGTATTACCACTATCTATTTTCGCACAAAAGCGAGATAGTGTATATATCAAATCCCCTATATTTGAAATGGTGTACTCCGAAGTATTGGAACAACCAAAATGGGTTAAATACACCGTTCAGTGCGCCCAAAATTCAGTATCTCGTAAGGGGTTGGATTTTTATAAAGAAAAAGAATATTATACATCCGATAATGGTGATTATGTAAGTAACGAATGGGACAAAGGGCATATGGCTCCTGCTGCAGCATTTGGTTGTGATATAAACCTGTTAAAACAAACATTTACTTATCTAAACTCCGCTCTTCAACACCAATCTCTAAATAGAGGTCCTTGGAAAGAGTTGGAAGAATATGAAAGAAATTTGAGACAGAAATCCGATGATATTTATGTATATATTAGAATAGATTTTAACCCACCACTTAAAAAAGTACCTGGTGGTGCTACTATACCAACTGGGTTTTATAAAACAATTCAATCTAAAAAATTGAATATTAATGAGTGTTATTACTTTTATAATGTGGCGCCAAAATCTACAAAATTAAGTGATTTCATATGTAAATAAAATGAATCAATATTTTTTACAATCTATTTTCTGGAACACCAGATATGAGGTTATGCTTCCTACAACAATTAAGATGATACTAACTTTTGAAAAGTTGGGAATGGAATTTAACTTATCTCAATTTGGTATAATTAATGATTAATGCAAAAGGTTGTTTGTGGTTTACTACGAAATGAGGACAGGGTTTTAATAGGAAAAAGGTTGGATGATAACCCCAATTTTGGGGGTTATTGGGAGTTTCCTGGTGGTAAGGTAGATGATGGGGAAACTGAATATGAAGCCCTTATAAGGGAGTTTAAAGAAGAATTTGGTATAGAAATACAGCCATTTCATCAGTTTAAATCCGCTGTAAACGATACTGTGGAATTAATACCATTCATATGTAATTATGTGAGTGGGAAAGCAATTAAAAGGGTTCATTCCGAACTAAAATTTGTAGAACTACCCCAACTAAAGAATTACACTTTTACACCTCTTACTGGGGATATAATAAAGTCTGTGGTGGGTTCTTATAGTGGTTTCTTTAGAAAACCCCGTATTAGGTAAGTGTCCAATAAATTGGACAGTAAAATTTAACCTAAATTTAACATAAAAAGCTTGGAAATATGGGTTTTCTGTTGTATCTTTACTATGTAAACTATAAAAGTGTATGAAAAAACCCCATAAATATACCCAAAAAACACCCATTTCAGACTTGTCTTACTCCGATAAAAGAGCGTTAGCATTACGCGTTTTTCGGTGGTGTAAATCCAATATGGGTGTAAATATGAGAAATCCATTTGCTATATCATTATCTGTTGTAAAAAACCACTATGAACCTAAAACTTATGGTGCTTTTGATGCGGAAATTAATGAGCTCATACTATATTACAATAATGTAAAATCTTTAAAAGTATTAATAACGACAATTATACACGAATACCAACACTCACTTCAACCCATAAAAACAAGATACGAAGTATATTATAAAAAGTATGGTTATTGGAAAAACCCATTGGAGGTTGAGGCCCGAAATGCTGAAAAAAAGTATTTTAAAGAAGTTCTTGCTTATTTAAATAAAACCAATAAAAAATAAAATTGTGAAAGTTAAAATTCAGTTTTTTGTAAGTTTAATTATCAAAGCATCTTTATTGTTTGCCACTTCGTTGCTTATGTATGGTATGTACATCTTAGTAATGGATGTTGTTAATAATGGGTAATTTTAATATTTAAAATCAATATTTATGTAGTAATATGATTATGTTACATAGTATTGATTTGGGTAATAGTATTATAGGTAAAATACATTTTAAAGAAAATTCGGTTATGAATTCAACGAATGAATTTCTAAAAGAAGAGTATAGGTGTTATTTGACTAGAAGTGATATTAATATTTATTTAAGGTCTTTTGATACATTACCGAAAGCTATAGAGTATTTAATTCATTTATCAAAAGCAAAAAATGAAAATTTTGTTTGGGAATAAAATAAAAAAGTTATGAAAAGTAAATTTGAATTCAAAGACAATCGTCCTTTTAGTGTAAAGGCAAAAGAATTTGCTCAATCACTCCTATTTTGGAGAGGTAGAAAAAAAGGAATTATCTACACTCGTGATATTGGGTGGAGTGATATTCGTGAAATATTCTTTCCTAAAAACTTTGAGGAAAAATATGGTTATTTAGGTTCAGTTCCTTATGACCCAAGGACAAATACTTTTAAGGCACTTTTACCCTTAGTTCTTGCTATGGATTATGAAGCAAAACCTAAATGGTGTCCTCGTTGGGTATTGAGATTCCTTTATGTATTTGGGAATGATAAATCCATTGTAAGGGTTCGTAATAGGTTTTTATCTAACTTATCCAAAAAACTTACTGGAGGAATTACATTATACGATTACAAGACTAAATGGTCGTACTACGATTTAAGGATTAGTATTGCAGCTCCCCAATACCTACAAGATTTAGCTGATGATATTGAATATGGTTACTACCAAAGAGGTAAGAGAGAAGAATTACTACTTAGCATTAAAAGGATTGAACCTGATTTTGATAGGTGGATGACCATAAAAGAATTAAGCGAATATTTGAATAAGTTAATGGAGGGAGAAGCCAATCGTGCTGGACGTAATACAACTGAAAATAAAATATTAAAATAATGAGGACAGCCGAAGAAAAAGCGAGGGAACTAATTTATAAGTTTTATTATATTTTACCCAATAATGGAAGTTTTATTAGCACAAAAAATCCTGATGAATTGAGGTATAATCAATCAGTAAATTGCGCATTGATTGTATGTAATGAGGTGTTAGGGGATATGGGCTCTGATAGAGGGTATGAATTTTGGAGTGTAGTCAAAGATATCATAAAATTGGAATTATCAGGTAATCCAAAATTCTGGCCAATTATTAATAATAATTTAATATAGAAAATTTGGAAATATACGAACTTTTTATTATATTTGTATTGTAAAAAATTATGGCAACTCTTGAAGTAACAAACGAACAATTAAGGTTAATCCAACAAGCTTTGGATATGTATTCTCGAATTGGAATAGGACAGATGTGGGTAATTAAAGACCACCCTACATTCTATAATGTTTTGCGGGATAAACTCCGACCTAAAAAACAATTAGAAGTTGGTGACCGAACTGAAAGAGGTGAAGTGGTAGAAATTGGAAAGGGTTATATCAAAACTTCTGGTAGTTGGGGCAATGGTGAAGAAATTCGTACTTGGGCTGATGTTGAGAATGTAAAACTATCCATTGATTATGGCTTGTATCATCAAATTAGAGATGAAGCGGATAAAATACTGAGTGAAGGTAGAAACAAACTCCTACAAGAAGATTTGGGTAAAAATGGAAGTTACGGTATTTACAATCCCAATGAAGTGGATGAAAGTTGTCGGGTTGCTTTTGACTTGATACAGGTTATTAGACATGAATTTTGGAAAAACGATCCAGATAGAAGTAGCATAACTGTTGATTCATCAGTACATTTGAGCACAAAGGAATCAGGTAAAATTAAATGTAAAATAGATCTTTAAAATTAAAAATTTCAAAAACAAAAAAATGAACACAAACCAAATCATCAAGTACGGAATTCTAGGAATTATCGCACTTTTCATTTTCGGAATCTTCATGAGTGTAATTTCTTTGTCCAACCAGGAGGTTGATCTAAGGAACCGCTACAAACAAAAGATGGACGAAAGAACAGCTTTTTACGACAAGATGTGGAAAACGATTTCACAAAAATCTAAGGTTGCATTAAAGAATGACAGCTCGTTTTCAAATAACGTAAATGCGATTATGGCTGGAAGGAAGGATGCCCAGGGCATTTTTATGAAATGGGTACAGGAATCAAATCCAAATTCTAATTTTGCTGCGGTTTCTTCTCTTTATGCAGATTTGAGTAGAGCAATCGAAGCTCAAAGAGATGGTTTTTTCATGGAGGAAAAAATGATTCAGTCGATCGTATTAGAACACGATAACATTATGACTCGGTTTCCTACCGGTTGGATCCTATCATCCTTTATGGGAAGGACAAGATTGACTTACAAACCGATTACTTCAGATCGCACAGACGAGGTAATCAAAAGCGGAAAAGATAACAACGTCGAGGTATTTTAAACAATTTAAAAAGCGGTATTCAAAAAAGCCGATTTATGTAAAAACCGGCTTTTTTTTCCACCCAATATTATGTCAATTTGGATTAGTCTTTTGATTCCGTTGATCGGAGCTTTTGTTTTGCTTCGATGGTATAAACACACACTTGCTTGGTGGGAAGTTGTTGTTCCAACCATTGCCTGTTTCTTCTTTATCCTTGTATTTAAATTCAGTGTCGAAAAGGTTCAAGTGAACGACACCGAATTCCACGGAGCGCTTGTTACCGAGGCTCGGTATTATGAATATTGGGAAACTTATGTTCGCCGAACTTGCACCAGAACCCACAAAGTTGGCAAATCAACCGTAACCACCACTTATGATTGCTCCTACTGCGATAAAAATCCTCCTAGGTGGGTGGTTATTAACTCTCTAGGACAGCAGTTCAGCATTTCCCAGAAGTACTACGCACATCTTACTAAGCTTTGGGGCCAGAAGCCACAGTTTGTTGAACTAAACCGTGACATAAACCATGGAGGTTGGGGATGCGGGCAGGATGGTGATATGTATTCAATCAAATGGGATAAGGAACCGCTCCACGCAAAAGCCACTACTACGGACCACTGGTACGAAAATCGGGTTCAAGCTGCTCACTCTGCTTTCGATTTTGTGAAGCTTACTAAAGATGATGTTAAAAGCTACCATCTTTTTGACTATCCGGCAATTAATGGGTGGAGACAAGAGACCGTTCTGGGTTTGGATTCTTTAAAACAACTCAACCCTGGAAATGTAAATTACTTCAAACAGCAGTCTGATTATTTAAACGGCAAGCTCGGGCCGAAAAAGAAAGTCCACATTTTCTTTCTCTTCTTTAAAGATCAACCACAGTTAGCTGCCTCTATGCAGGAAGCTTATTGGGATGGGGGAAACGATAATGAGCTTGTTATCTGTATTGGTATGAATTCTACCTCTAATAAAATTGAATGGGTAAAGCCATTCAGCTGGTCCACAAACCGCAGAATAATTCCGGAAATTCGGGAGGAAATTATGGATATTGGTTTCTTCAACCCTGGCGAAATTTGTCGTGCTGTCGAAAAATCCGTAGTAGATCACTACGTCAGAAAAGACTTCAAAGAATTCTCTTACCTCACAGTAGAGCCACCGGAATGGGCAAAGTGGACAACAGCGATTGTGACTCTCTTAATTACTTTTCTAATTTCAAGATGGGCAACGATCAACGAATCGGGACCCGGGGGTGATTTTGGGGATTTCTTTTTAAAAAGATGGAGCAAGCATTAGTAATAAATTGAAAATTTAACTTTTAATTAAAAATCCAAAACATACGAATACAGTAAGATGCACAAAATCTAACAGTATTATTTAACAATTTACCCGCATAACTTTTTATTAAATTATGACAAAATACAAACCCATAGGGATTACACCCAAAGAAAAAGCAGACCAGTTGTTAGAATCTGTTATGTTTAGTCGAAGCAAACAATTAGACTTAAACACAGGTAAATATCAACCGATTCCAACCAACCCACATTATAAAGAATGTGCATTAGCAATTGTAAACGAAATCTTTGAGTTTATGAAAAAAGATGATTTAGATTCCGAAACGGCTTATTGGGCTAATCATCCTCTTTCTAATTTTTGGGTTGAAGTTGAACGTGAAATTAAATTGAGATGAACTTATTTATAACTTTAGAAAAATATTTTGAAGAAGGTTGGTTGATTAAACAAACCCACCCATCTTTGCCTCTTACTATTTGGAATTATTCCCAATCAACCCAATATGAGGGTAAGTGGGATGAAATAACCCTTATGTGTAGAGGTTTGGTTACAGATGATAATGGAAATATCGTTGCTAGACCTTTCAAGAAGTTTTTCAATTTAGAAGAGGGAAAACACACACCAACCTCAGAATTCAAAGTATATGAAAAGATGGACGGTTCTCTCGGCATTTTCTTTTATTATCAGGAGCAACCCGTTTTTGCATCCAGAGGTTCTTTCACTTCCGACCAAGCCATCAAAGGAAGAACTCTTTTAGATAAGTATAATTGGCAAGGTGGAACTTACACTGGCTACACTTACCTATTTGAGATTATTTACCCGGAAAATCGGATAGTAGTAAATTACGGTGATTTAGAAGAACTGGTTGTTTTGGGTGTGCTCAATACCCAAACTGGAGAAGAGTGTGATTTTTCAGAAATGAAAAACGAAGGATTCGTTCTAGTTAAAAAATACGATGGAATTAAAGACTATACCCAACTGAAGAGTATAATTTCTAACAACCAAGAAGGTTTCGTTGTAAGGTTTTCAAACGGAAATAGGGTAAAAATCAAAGGAGAAGAATACTTGCGTCTGCATAAGATTATGACTGAAGTTTCGACTAAATCTGTTTGGGAGATTTTATCCAATGGTGGTAATATGGAAGAGGTACTCAGAGATGTTCCTGATGAATTTTTTGATAAGATAAAGGAATATGAAATGGAACTTGTTTCTAAATTTGATGATATAAAAGATGAATATAATTGGATTTATAAAATCTTAGAAAGGGGCGAGGAAATTTCAGAAAATAGAGCTATCTTTGCCCAGTACGCTAAAAGATACAAACACCCATCCATTTTATTTGGTCTATTGGACGGTAAAAATATAGACCCTATGATTTGGAAAATTATACAACCCGAATACAAAAAACTATGAAACTAATTTTAGAAAAAGACCAAAGATTATTTTTTACTAGTGATACCCACTACAAACACTCAAATATTTGTAGAGCTACTACAAATTGGAAAGACTCTGATGGTGTTACTCGTGATTTCCAATCTTTGGATCACATGAACAATACTCTGGTTGATAATATCAATACTAAAGTAGGTGAGGATGATGTTTTAATCCACTTAGGAGATTGGTCTTTTGGTGGATTTGAAAGTATAGAAGAGTTTCGGCAAAGAATCCTTTGTAAAAATGTTCACCTTGTTTTTGGAAACCACGATCATCACATTCGTAGAAACAAGGGAGGTGTCCAGAATCTTTTTACCTCAACTCACGACTATCTTCACTTGGATGTAAGACAACCTTCCTCAACCAACAAAGGATTGGTAAATAAATTTGAATTTATTTGCATGCACTATCCTATTGCCAGTTGGGATGGGATGAACAATGGCGTGATTCACCTTCACGGCCACACACACTTACCAGCACACCTGAGGGTTGCACAAGGTAGAGCTATGGATGTTGGTGTTGATGGTAATGAATACGAACCTCTACTTATGCAAGAGATACAAGTTATTATGTCAGGAAGGGGTATCAAAAAACTTTACCTGCCACAAGATCATCACGAAAAAAGAATTTGAAAATTATGAAAAATCTAATATTATTACGCGGCCTGCCTGGTGCAGGAAAATCGACAGTCGCAAAAATGTTGGTCAACAAAGACTACTGTCATAAAGAAGCAGATATGTTTTTCGTCGACAGAGAAGGCAACTATAAGTTCGAGCCGTCGAAAATCAAGGATGCGCACAATTGGTGCCAAAAAGAAGTTGAGTTCTTGTTGAGACTCGAACACACGCCGGTGGTTGTTTCCAACACATTCACACAAGAATGGGAGATGGAAGCTTATTATAAGTTGGCCAAAGATTACGGTTACACAGTCTTCTCATTGATTGTTGAAAACCGACACGGCGGAAGGAATATTCATGGTGTTCCTGATGATAAGTTAGAAATTATGAAAAACAGATTTGAAATAAAATTATGAAAGAAAAACAAATTGATAAGTTATACATAGACAGATTCATCGATTCGATGGAGAATGATTATGAAAATTGGAAAATGAACCATTACGCCGGACCAGGGATGTCATGGGCAGAATTTCATAGTCCAACTTATGAAAAAGAAAATGGAGGAAGGTTATCTTTTGGTTGGAGTTCAAATCATATTGGTGCCTGGGTGAACGGTCATTTTTCTTGGAAAATACCGTTTGCTGTTTTGAATCCATTCAATCCTATTTTTTGGAAATTCAGAAGGGCCGAAAAAAGAATGAAAAATTATTTGAGAAGCAAAGAAAAAGAGTTATATTTGCATAATTTAAAAAACGTATTGTAATGGAAAGAAAACTTGCAACAGTCAGAAGAATAAAAGAAATTTTACCCATCGAAGGAGCTGATAGGATTGAACTAGCGGTGGTTGATGGTTGGAAAGTTGTGGTGGCAAAAGATGTCCAACACAAGGTTGGTGATTTGGTAATCTATTGTGAGATCGATTCATTCCTTCCGATTCGCGAAGAGTTTGAGTTCCTACGCAAGAGCTCATTCAAAAAGATGGGAGACCAAGAAGGTTTCCGACTCAAGACAATCAGGCTCAGAGGCCAAGTCTCACAAGGACTCTTGCTTCCGCTCTCTGTTCTCGAAGACGCAGACGAAATGAAGATCGGCTACTCACAACAACCTTGGGGCATGCAACTCCAACTGGGACCATACGATGATGCCCTCTTAATCGAAGAAGGCACGGATGTAAGTAATCATTTGGAAATCGTTAAGTATGAGCCGCCAATCCCAGCTGAGCTCGCAGGAAAGGTTAAGGGTCTTTTTCCTTCATTCATTCGCAAGACAGATGAGGAGAGAGTTCAGAACTTAGCCGACGACTATGAGAAGTGGAAGCTGACTTCGGCCCACCAGTTCTATGTCGCTGAGAAGCTTGATGGGGCAAGCGCAACTTATTATTTCAAGGATGGAGTCTTTGGAGTCTGTTCGCGAAACTTAGAGCTCGCAGAACCTGAAGAGTTTGTGCCAGGAATGGTAATGTGCGATGATGGAGCTGAGAGACCGAAACAGGAGAACACCTTTTGGAAAGTCGCTCGTCAACTGGATCTCAAGACAAAGCTTGGAGCAGTCGGCTACAATATCTGTTTACAGGGAGAGTTGATTGGTGAAGGTATTCAAGGCAATCCCTATGGTATAAAAGGACAAACTGTTAGATTTTTTAGTGTTTATCAAATTGATAGTAGAACCAGGTTGGGAATCAAAGATTTAGAGGATATTTGTTTCATGATTGGTCTCCAAACTGTGCCCATTCTAGAATCTAATTTTCTTCTTCCAAACACAATTGAAGAGATGTTACAGTATGCGGAAGGAAAGTCCGCACTTAACCCAAAAACAGAAAGAGAAGGTGTTGTTGTTAGGTCATTAGACGGGACAATTTCTTTTAAGGCAATCAGCAATAAATTTTTACTTAAAAACGAACAATGAAATTAGAAGTATTTAAAAAAATAATAGAATTACTTAAAAAACATCAAAGTAAGACTATTGCCGCTTACAAAGCAGAAATTGACCTTGTCAATTTTTGTGATACTTTAGAACAAGTAATTTCTCTTTTGATTGGTTCTTACTATGGGAAAGAAGGAAAAGAAACATTTGATTGGTGGTGTTATGATAAAAATTGGGGCGAGAGAACCGATTTAACAATGACAGATAAGGATGGGAATGAACTATGTAGAACAATAGAAGAACTACATCAATGGTTGGAAGAAAATAAAACTGATGATTATAATCTTCCATATCAGATGACTGACGAAGAAAGAACAAGATACTTAAACGGAATATTCATATGATAAAAATATATTACACCCTAATCAAAGATAAAATTTTATCTTTCATTAACTTCATAAAAAATGTCTGGTTATTTAGAAAGGCTCTCACCGATTTTCATTGGTGGGCTTATCAGCCTTTATTTCAATTTATGAACACAGGCATTAATGAAATGGCTGATGGGATTGAGAATAAAGGTAATGAGATTAAGTCTACTAAAATGAAAAAAGTGGCCAAAATGAGGCGTGCTTGTGAGATTTTACAAAATCACATAGATGATAACTATGTTACAATGGCTGAAAACATTTTAGGTAAACGTTATGATTATGAACTTAAATTTGTTCCTTTGGAAGATAGACCTGAATTATTTAGTGTTGAAGATGGTTTAACTGAAGAACAAAGAGATCATAACCACGAAGTTTTTTTAAAATCTCGTGAACTTGAAGTTAAGGAATGGGAAGAATTTTGTGAAATAATTAAAGGACAAGGTGATTTTTTTGAGCAAGATGAGTGGGAGGGAAAATTTGATGGTTCGGGACTTAAAAATTGGTGGAACTAAAATTTTGTAATATCTTATATGAACTATACTTCACAATTAACTCCTATCAATAAATTAGGGATAGGATGGAAACACTAAACCCCACCCAATTATGAAAAAAATCTTACTAATTACCCTATTTGCATCACTTTACTCGTGTGATTTTGTAGCAGAAAAAAGTTATATAATCACTAGAAAATCAGTTATGGTAGAAGATACGAGTTTGGCACGTTTTTCATATCGAATTGGTGGAAATCATTACGAGATAACGGATTTATCACACCGATTTGAGATTGGGGATGATATTCGTAAATACTCTACAACAAGGCAAATTAAAAACTAAAATATGAAAAAACTAGAATTAACAAAAGACGAATTGGAAAAACTTTATTATCTCCCCCCAAAGGATGTTGAGAAAGAAACAGAATTCCAAATAACCTATCGAATGGGTAGAAACTCATTAGTGTTGGAGTTGATAAAAAAGATAGATGAGGAACTCACACCCTACATTGAATACCACGACAACGGAAATGTGTGGATTAAAGGACAAGAGAACTCCGTAGGACAACGAGAAGGCATTTGGGAGTATTTCTGGGAGAACGGAAACATCGAAAGGAGAATCCCTTTTAAAGAGGGTAAGGTGGACGGTATTCAGGAGGTTTTCTATCCAAACGGGAACATCGATTTTAGAACCCCATTCAAAGATGGTAATATGGATGGAATTCAGGAGTGGTTTGATGAAGAAGGAAACATCACCAAAACCACTCTATGGAAAAATGGTGAAGTAATTGAAGAAACTAAACACTAAACCTATGACCAAGGAACTTACACCCTACATTGAATACTACATTAACGGAAATGTGTGGATTAAAGGACAAAAGAACTCCAAAGGACAACGAGAAGGTATTTGGGAGTGGTTCTGTCCAAACGGAAACATCAAAAGGAGAGTTCCATACAAGGAGGGTAAGATAGATGGAATTGTGGAGTGGTTTAATGAACAAGGAAACATTACCCAAACCCGTCTTTGGAAAGACGGAAAACTGATTGAAGAAACTAAACCCGAACTCACACCCCTCATTGAATACTACTCCAACGGGAATGTATGGATTAAAGGACAGAAGAACTCAAAAGGACAAGAAGAAGGCATTTGGGAGTGGTTCTATGAGGACGGCAACATCCGTATAAGAACCCCACACAAAGAGGGTAAGATAGATGGAATTGTGGAGTGTTTTGATGAACAAGGGAACATCATAAAAACTTATGTATGGAAAGACGGAAAACTAATTGAAGAAACTAAACCCGAACTACAGCCTGACCCACAACTAATTGATTCTATGGCAATGAGATACAAACATGACTTTGGGTTTTTGGATGAAAAACACAAAGAATCCATCAGAACAACAATGAAACAACTTTGGGAAGAAGTTGTTGGTCTTGGATTTTATAAACCAAAATCAAAATAATGAAATATGAATAAAATAGAAAAAGCAATTTACGACACAAAACTCCATATCCAAAAGTTGGAGGAAGATAGGATGGTATTGGCAGCCAAGATCGACGCGTACAAAAAACAACTGGAAACACTGGAAGCAATAGATGGTGATAAAACTATACCTCACCAAGTAAACATTACCCCTTTTGACATCACAAGTTCAAACTATGAACCCGATGTAGTACCTTACCATAGCATTTGTAGTTGCAACCCCAAAAATGGCGGAAGTGGTATATGTGGGTGTATTATGGCAAACAAAATGGTGCGGAACCCTAAAAAATACCAAACAACATTGTTTACAGCAACCACCGACACTGCTCGTATTGATTTGAACTCTTTGAATTCCAATTTTACTAATTCATAAAAATTTGGAAAATTAAAATTTATTACTTATATTTGCTGTTAGAAATATGTATTTTTAAACTTAACAAAATCTTTTAAAATGTATCAAGAACCAACATCACCAATGAAATTTAGAGTAGTAGAAAAACAATTTGAAAACAAATCAGAATTCCATCCAGAATGGTTTTGTGATAATGTAAATGCGTGTAATCATGGATGGAATTCTGTACATGACTCACGATTAATGACACTACCAACAAAAACACACGAGGATAGTTTGAAGAGGATAGAATGGTTTTCGAATTGTTTTCAAAAACCTATATTAGAAGTGACACACGATGTAGTTTAAAAATATTACACATAACGATACTCAGATATATTTAGGTTTATTTTTGTTTTACAATTAAAAAAGAAATTATGATTTGGTTATTTAAAGTTGATGAGGTTTTTTGGAATAATACACCAAAAATAAATGACTACTACACATTTGATACTGATGATGTTGAATTTGATATAACACAATATGATATATCACTTTATTTTCCAACAGCGGACTACTATTTACATAGTGATTCTAATATGGAAGAAATATATCAGTTGAGATACATTGGTAATAAAAATCCAATGAGAACATTAGTATCAAAAGATAATGAAATTTATAATATGGTCAGAGAATTTCACATAAACAAATCAAAACAAAAATAAACTTGAATATAACGTCTGATGATAAACAATCGTTTTAATGTTGTTTATCATTTGTTATATGAATGTAAAATTAAACAAATTTAATATGGAAGATTTTAAAATAGGACAAGATGTATCATGTAATGATTTTGGTGTTTTTAATATCATAAACAAACATGATAAATTTAATGGTTGGGTAGATACAAAAGAACCGTTAATTTTAGTATATGATGGTAATACTAATAAAGAAAGTTATTTAACATATCGTGAATATAAAGATATGGATTACGATTATGTTAAGAATATAACTATTATGATTAAAGGTTATTTTGATAGAAAAATTTATCTAACTGAGGTTAAACCAAGATATGATATTAAAAACAACGAAACACAAGAAATTATAGAAGGATGTTATCTTCATAATGGTAGTTGGACTATTGTTTAATTTTATTTCATATAACTTACTTATTTGTGAAGTTTACACCCACTTATACTCTACCAGTATGTTGTATTTGTGTAGGATCAAGTTAACCTGATAAAAAATTTGGAAAATCAAAATTTACTTCGTATATTTACACCATAATTAAACATCATGAAAACTGTATTCATCGGTGATATTCACGGACGTTCCATTTGGAAAGAAATTGTAGAACAGGAAAAACCTGATAGGGTTATTTTTGTGGGAGATTATTTCGATTCATTTGATATTCCTGGTATTGACCAAATTCATAATTTTAAGGAAATTATCCATTTCAAAAAAACAAGTGGCGTTGAAGTTGTACTTTTGGTAGGTAATCACGATTATCATTATATGAACATGGGTGAAACGTACAGGGGATTTCAACCTGCTCTAAAATTTGATATTGGACAGTTACTCAAAGAAAATATGGAACATTTACAAATGGCATATTCATTTGATAATTTCCTTTGTACTCATGCTGGTGTATCTTCAGTATTTATGAATGATAATTTTAGAGGTAGTTGGGATTGCGATAATTTAGTTGAAAAACTGAATGAAACATTTAAATATTCTCCATTCATTTTTAAGTTCAATGGTTTTAATCCATATGGGGATAATGAAACACAATCACCTATTTGGATTAGGTTGAATTCATTGAGAACTTCAAATAACAAACGAGGTAAAGATGGAATTAAAAAACGATTCATTCAAGTGTTTGGACACACCCAAATTAAAGAAATTGATTTGATTGGAATGGCGAAATTTTTAGGTGGCAGATACATTATGATTGATGCTTTAAATTCACGTCAATACCTAATTTACGATGGAGAAATTAAAGTAGGGAAAGTATGATAAAGTGGGTTGTATGTATAGAATAAAAAAATACTAAAAAAATAATTAATGAAAAAACTAATAACAACTCTAATGCTAATGGGGATAACAACCATTTGCTTAGCACAAAAACCAATGGTTGGCTTTACCGAAAATGAAATAAAGACCTACAACAAGATAGAATTTAGTACTGCGTCTTGGGATAAGACATATGAATCTGAAATTTGGTGTTTATGGACTAAACACACATCTTTTGATTTAATGAGCTTTTATGTTTTCAAATATGGAGAAACAAAAAATGTAATGTTCACAAATGCAACTCAAGACGATGAAATGGCATTACTTATCTTAAACCAAGTAAGAGAAAATTCTGTTTATATGGGTGATAACAAATTTTACGATAAAAAAACAGGATTAACAGTCGAATGTGAATACAATAAAAATAAAAATATTTTTATGTTTAACTACAGTTTTGAATAAGTTATGTCATTAGCAACTAAAAAAGAAGAACAAGCTATCCACGAATGTTATAGGAGGTTATATAGAGCATCAACTCCATCAGCTAACTTTGATGAATTAATCCAAAACGCATCCGAAAATGAGCTAGGAGAAAAGGTCATAGATTATAACAATTACGAAATATGTGAATACCAATTCTCAGAAATCATTCAAGAAGTAATTAAAGAATATAAAATTAAAATTTGGAGAAGGCAACTATTTAAGAATGCAATAATATTAGGATGCTCCCCCAAATTTAAAAACCCAGAATAAAATGAAAGAACAAATATTTAGTGAATTAGGATTTGAAAAGATTATCGTTCCAGCTGAACAATCGGGAAGTCCACAAGATTGGTATTACTATGTTTTAGATATTGGTGGAATAGCTTTAGTAACATCATCGAGCGATGAAATAAAGGATGATAATTGGTATTGTTATTTGTTTGAAGAAGATTCGTTCAAAATAACAAACGAAACTGATTTAGTAGACTTAGTAAATTTATTTAACAAAATACATATCAATACCAATGCTTAATTTATTTCATTTAGAATTATATTTAGGTGGGTCTTTAGTAATGGCATTTTTTTTACACTTATTCCAAATTACTAATAAGAGCGTTAAATTATCGGATACCACCATACTTATTTGGTCTTTATTGTGGTTTATTACCGCGCCAATTTTTACTTCTGCTTTTATATTGGGTATTATTTATGGGGTTATTTCTTCAATAGTAAATATGTTTAAAAAGTAAAAAATAACTATTTATTATGGGAGTTTTACTATGAAATTGAGAGAAATACTAAAAAGAATTATCCTTACAGAGGGAGTTGATGATCCAGGAATATTAAAATGCGTATTCATGGCAGGTGGGCCTGGTTCAGGAAAATCTTTTACATCCGAAGAAATATTTGGTATAGATAGAAAATATAAAGCATCCTTTGCTCAATCAGGTTTAAAAGTAATTAATTCTGATACTGCTTTTGAATCTCAATTAAAAAAGAATGGTATAAACCCAAAAGATTTGGGTAGAATTGAAAGAGAAGAACCCGAATTATGGGCTACAATAACTGCTGTTCCTGGTGGAATTAGAGATAGGGCAAAGAAAATAACACAAGCCCAAAGGGCATTTTATGAAGAGGGTAGATTGGGTATGATAATAGATGGTACGGGGGATGATTTTGCTAAAATAAAAAAGCAAAAACAACATGCTGAATCATTAGGGTATGATTGTATGATGGTTTTTGTTAATACATCGTTAGAAGTAGCAAAGGAAAGAAATGCTGGGAGAGATAGAACATTACCTGAAAATTTGGTTACTTCTATTTGGAAAGATTGCCAAGAGAATATGGGTAAGTTTCAAACTCTTTTTGGTGCAAAGGATTATAGAATTATTGATAATACCACATATGGTCCACCACCAAACGCAGTTCAAAAAGCTGTAAATGAATTTATTAGAAGGCCTATATATAACCCAATAGGTAAAAAATGGATTGAAACTGCAAGAATGCTGAAAAAAGCAGGGCAAATAAAATAAGGAAATATTATGGCAATTAAATACAGAGTTTATAAGCAATTATTATTGGAAAGTCCAAAAATGTGGGTATCCAAATTAGATGAAAATGATTTGGTGGATGATTTTGATACATTGGAAGAAGCAGAGGATTTTGCAAGACGGGCTGCTGAAGCAGATACAACTGGTAGAAAATATAGAGTTGGTGAGATTGAGGTTGTATAGTATGGAGTACTGTAGTTATGAACCTCGTAAAATTGATTCAATCTGTGAGGAATTTGTTAAATTATGATAAAATTATAAGGTTTAATACCTCCAAATATTATTTTTATCAAAAGGAAAAGGTTATGGAAATAAACATAGAATTAGTACCTGTGGAAAATAAAATAAGCGAAACTGAATTATCTTTATTAAAAAGTATTATATCAGACGGGGTTAGTGTAGAGGGGGACGGGGTAATAAAAGTAAAAATTCAAAGTAAAAATTTAAAAAAAATGATAGAAAATATTGTAAATATGAAATAAATTTCGTATATTTACATATGTTGAAGATAGCAGTTATAGCACACGATGGTAAGAAAGCAGACATGGTTGCTTTTATTATGAAGAGGTTAGACTTTTTCAAAAATAACCAAATCATTGCCACCGGAACTACCGGCACCCACATAGAGCACGCCGGTATTCAAGTCATTAAAAAGAAATCAGGTCCTTTGGGTGGTGATGCTCAAATAGCAAGTATGATAGCAGAAGGTGAGATAGATGGTGTTGTTTTCTTTATAGACCCACTTGCTGTTCATCCACACATTGTAGATGTGAATATGTTACTGAGGGTTTGTAATGTTTACAACATACCTCTTGCCACAAATTACGCAACAGCTTCCCTGTTAATTGAAGGATTTAAAAATAAAAAGTTATGAATAAAGAAGAAATAGAACATTGGATTAACAGATGGAAAATGTTAAAACAATCCCCAAGAAGAGATATGGTAATAAAAATATGGTCAAATTTATTAAAAAATAAAAAGTTATGAATAAGTTAGAATTGAACATATCACCTGAATATTCAGGTTGGATAGCAGATTTATTGGTCAGAGGTCTAATGGAACATGAGACAAGTTACGGTGGTATGATACCAGTCCCCGATGAAGTGGTTAGTTTCATCAAAGAATTCTATGAAAATGAACCACGAAAATGAACACCGCGATGAATAACGAAGGAGGAAAAACAATTATTATTGATGCTAAAGCATTTTTCGAACATCTATCATTTTGGCATAACAAATCAGATGATGAGTGTATTGAATTAGCAACAAATGAATATGGTTTAGACGCCGAACAAGCATTGAGGAACATGTTAGAAAGAGATTTTGTTACTGATATGAATAATAATGTGATTGAAGAACTTAAAAATTTAAGAGACAATGAGGGTGAATAAAGAACAACAAGAATTATTGGATGAGGTGTATAAAAAATATCAATCTCAAACTATGTTCCGTACAGATGATTTAGTATCACTAGAGGAATTAGATGGAATGTGTTTAGGTACAGGTGAAATAAAGAAAGTATATAGACAATACGCACCAAAAGAATTCATCAATAAATGTAAAACCGATAGTGAGTTCTCCCAAAAGTGGGGATTAAAGATTGAAGAACAAACAATTTTGGAACAAGTAGATCAAAATAATCCAATGTTGAAAGGAAGTACAGCATTATATCCACGTAAACTAATCACAATAACATACAACGATAAAACAATAGAAAGTTATGAATAACGAAAGATACAATCGGATTATTGATGATGCTTATAAGAATTTCAAGAATAATTTCCCGATGAAAAAATCTAACCCACCGAAAGACTATATTAATAGTAAAGGACAATTACTAACAAAAGAAGAATTCATCAACAAGTGTAAAACCGATACAGAATTCTCTGAAAGGTGGGGATTAAAGATTGAAGAACGAGATTTGACAACTGTTAGAGAAAGAAAAAAATACGATATACATTTTGATGATTTATTTGGTGAATACCCTGATCATCATGAAACTTTAGATAAAAGAGGAGTGCCACGTAAACTAATCACAATAACATACAACGATAAAATAGTAGAAAGTTATGAATAAAGAACAATTAATTGGCAAAAAATTCAATTTAGACTTAGGGTCATTGGCACCTGTATCAATGATTGTTAAAGATGTAACAAAAGATAAGGTGATTGTTGAGTACTTAAATTCTACGCCTGGTAGGACAGAAGAATTCACTATACCCGAATTTGAATATTTTGCAATGATTAAATTAGAAAGTTATGAATGAAGAACAACAAGAATTATTGGATGAGGTTTATGAGACATACACAAATTATCCATTAGCAACAATACAAGACCATCATACAAACATACTTTATCAAAATTTATACAAAGGTTGGTGTATTCGTATTGGTCGTTCTATCGTATCCCCGCACCCAACTAGACATCTAACAAAAGAAGAATTCATCAACAAATGTAAAACCGATACAGAATTCTCTGAAAGGTGGGGATTAAAGATTGAAGAACGAGAGTTAGATATGATGGAAAGATGGAAGATAGCTGACCTAACACCTAATATGGAAGAATTTGATTTTGCTAATTATATGTGCGACAAACACAATGTACCAACCAAACTAATCACAGTAACATACAACGATAAAACAATAGAAAGTTATGAAAGTTAAAATTAATGAAAAATGGTTTGAGGGTAGATATAATGATGAAAGAAAATTTATTATACCTCTATCTGAAGAACAAGATGTGATTTTTTTTTATAAATGGCAAAAAAAATGTAATCTTGGATATGGACAAATACCTAAATCAGATTATGTGAAAGATGTTGAATATAAAAGAATTTGCGAGTCTGGTATTTTAAATAATTGTTCCCCAACACTAAACCTAAATGAAGATGAGGTATGGTTAAAATTTGATAGTTATAAAATAATAGAAAGTTATGAATAAATTAGATAAAGAATATCAAATGCTCCTAGAATACATTCTTGGTAATGGAGTTGAAAAGAAAGACAGGACAGGTACGGGGACTCTATCAGTATTCGGTAGACAAATCCGTCATTCTATGAAAGATGGTTTCCCACTATTAACTACAAAGAAGATGTATTTCAAAGGAATTGTGGTAGAGTTACTTTGGTTCTTACGGGGTGATACATCAATAAAGTATCTCTTAGACAACGATTGTAACATTTGGGTAGGAGACGCTTACCGTTCTTATTTGAAAGAGTGTGAAAGGTTGGAAAAAAATAATGAAGAATAATGACTTTTTTTGGTTTCTCATATATTTATTATAAAAGAAACCAAAATGTGTATAAAAAGTAAAATTCAGTCAACACTTTGTATATTGAGAAATAACGAATATAAAATATTATCTCAAAAGTTGAGAGTAATTGATGATTCGCTGGAACAAGAAATAATTGATAACACTAAATTTTTGGATTTGCATAATCCAAAATTGGTAGATAGGGTTAGGTACGTACTAAAAGAAAAAAAATCAATCAACGTATGTATAAACTGTAATAAACCAATAATTGATTTAACCCGAATGTTTTGCTCAGCAAAATGTAATAACAACTCTGAACAAACGAAAAATAAATTAAGAGAAAAATACGATAACTTATCCGAAGTAGAAAAAATAGTGAGAAATAAAAAAAGAACTGAAACGGTTAACACCAAATATGGTGGTTACACACTACAAAGTTCTGAATTGAAAAATAAAATGAAATCTACTATGATTTTAAGGTATGGGGTTGAACATTCGTTTCACAATCAAGCAATAAAACAAAAAGCATTAAACACTTGGATTAAAAAGTATGGTGTAGATAATCCATTTAAGTCAGAAGAAATTAAAGAAAAAATAAAAGAAGTGTTAAAAGAAAAATATGGTGTTGATAATAGTGCCAATATAAACCCTGAAATGAGAATTGATAATGTTATGAAAACAAAAATAGAAAGAGGGTGGGTAATACCAGACGAATTTCTATCTGATTACCAAATTTATAGAAAGAAGGTAAAAAAATTAACGGAATCAACTTATAATAAATACAAAAATATCATAAATCCTAATAATTTAGAAAGAGTGACAAATGGTAAAAATGGATTTCAACTAGACCATAAATATTCAATTGTTGAAGGGTTTTTGAATAATGTAGAACCTGAAATTATCAGTCATCAGTGTAATTTACAAATGTTAGAATGGTATGATAATAGAGTTAAAAGTAAAAAATGTCATATTGATTTAGAACAATTAAAAAACAAAATAAAAAGTTATGAATAAAGAACATTTACATCCAGATGGAAGACCTTTTACACAAGAAGAATTCATCAACAAAATCAAAACCGATGATAAGTTTGCTAGGAAGTGGGGGTCACTCGGGCCCGTGTATGGTAAGCAATGGAGAGATTGGGGAGGTGAATTTTCATTACATATTGGTTTAGAAAGAGATGGAAGTCAAGATATAATTAACTTTAAAAAAGGTGTAGACCAAATATCTGAGTTGATTAGGTTATTAAAAGAAAACCCTGATTCTAGGCGTATGGTTGTGAGTGCTTGGGCAGTACACGATTTACCGAATATGGTTCTTCCACCTTGTCATTATGGATTTCAAGTTTATACAAGAGAGTTGAGTAAAGGAGAACGGATAGAATTACTTAATAAAGCAGGAGGTGGACGACGTCAAACATTGGGTGTTAATAGTAGAGTTTATAATCCTGAATTTGAAATGTATAACATCCCAACCAGAGCAATCTCTTTAATGTGGAATCAACGTTCAGTAGATACCCCACTTGGATTACCATTTAACATCGCAAGTTACGGGTTACTATTAGAAATCATCGCAAAAGAGGTTAATATGGTGCCTGATGAACTTATAGGAAATTTGGGAGATACACACATCTACTTAAATCAAATTGAAGGTATTAAAGAACAATTGACAAGAGAACCATTTGATTTACCTACATTAAAAATTGAGGATGAAGTAAAGTGGAAAGAAGGTGATTGCTTACCTTATTATTCACCTAATGATTTTACATTAGAAAATTATCAATCACACCCAACAATTAAATTACCGCTTTCAAATTAAAAATGGAAAAATATTACATCAATGTTAAAATTTCTGGCGGAAAATCAGAAATTAGTGAAATTCTAAATCTTTTTGCTAAGATACAGTATCTTGGAAATGTCGGTGCGACCCGCACAATTCCGGTCGTTGTTGATGGGGATGGGTCAGGTCAGCTACGATTTGAAACTCTTGAAACAGACAACAATATAATTGACAACTTTGAATTAGAAAAATTTAAAAGTCAAGTTGACTCAGGCATAGATGAACTAGATGACCATTGGATAGGGGAGTAATATATTTAAAAATTAAAATTAAAAAAATATGAAAAGATTTATGGGAATGATGCCTTCAAATGAAGTAGAAATCATCAAGAGGATAAAAGACAAGACCGGGATGGGTATTACAATCGAATCGGGAAAAAATGGGTGGACGATTCTTTACGCAGATTCATCATCTGACTATCAAGATATAGAATCAACCGCCGAAGAGAATTTTAACCGGGCGTTGGAAAGATTAAAATCACACGGGTTGATTTAAAAATTAAAATTAAAAAAATATGAGTTTAACAAATTACGCAAAAACAGAATTACAGGCAGCCGGTTACTTTGATGAAGATTCCGATTACGGAGGTTTAATTGGAGAGGCTGTAATGGAACTTATTGAAGTGTTCTCTAAACAAGGACACTCGGGTATGTCTGCTCCATATGTTGCTTCAATCTTTAACAAACTTGCCAACTTTGAACCTTTACTACCTATTACAGGTAAAGATGAAGAATGGGGTGATGTTAATGATTTCGGGGATGGAAGATCTTGGTATCAAAACAGGAGATGTTCTGCTTTATTTAAAGATGGAAAGGATGAAAAACCCTACTACATAGACGCAATTATTAAAAGAGACCAAAATGGGATTTGTTGGAGTGGGATGGCGTGGTTAAATGAAGAAGATTACAAATCAGGCGATAGAAGTAAAATGGTTGGAAAGAAGGGGTATGTTAAATCATTTCCTTTTGTTCCTAAAACATTTTACATTGATGTTAAGGATGTTGAGGTAGGAAAAGATGATTGGGAATCATTTGTTGTTGACCCATCACAATTGGAAGAGGTGTGGGAGTATTATGATAAGGATTAATAGATATGATTACTAAAATACACGTCAACCAACACCACATTCGTTCCAACAAAACTAAAGGAACTGATTTACCTGTTATTACAGTTAAACAGGGTAGAAAAAACACCTATTGTAATGAAGTGGAGATATTGGGACCAAGTAAAATAACTTACTGTGGTGCTGGGGATGATGTAAAACCTTTAATTTCTTGTGGGGCAAGAGTGGTTATTGAAACTGAATCTGATGTACGCATTTTGAATTGATTAATATTTATAATAAAAAAGGTAAACATGAAAAAATCAGAATTACAGCAAATTATTAGAGAAGAAATCTCTGGGGTGATGAATGAAGGTAACTTAGATATAATTAGTAGAAGTCTTAATATTTTAGATAAAGTAGCAGATATGGCTATCAAAAATCCAACAGGTGATGTTGTTGAATTAGCTAATATAGTAAAAAAACACACTGCTTATATACGTAAGTCGTTGTAAATAATACCTACAATTAAGTAACTATCAATCACACCCAACAATTAAATAACTTTACCTATGATAACTTTCTTAATTATACTCCTAATAACAATACCCATTTCCATCGTTTGGATAGGGGATATTGATTATTGGGGTAAAGATTTATTTGATGAAGAGGATAGAGTACATGTAAATTAGTTTGAATGAAAGAAATTGAATTTATATACGATGGCGTTGATTTAGAAAACATATTTAAAAAAAATATATTTGTTATGAAAAAATTAGATTTAATAAACAATGAGGGGCCTAATTTAAGAATTGAAAAACCCCCCACTACGATGGAATTTAACATTATCGACCAATATGATGTTGTATTAGAAACCATCCACCCAATTGATGTGATAAATTGGATAGATGGTCGTAAAAAAATAATTGACAGTAAGGGTAAAGAGTGGGTTTGGTCTGAAAATGGTGTTGATAGTAGAACGCCGTTAGTTGAAATTATACGTTTTTTTGATAAGGTATGCTGATACACATCCCTGCTGAAGAATTGGTTATAGTTCCGTATTGGAGAATAAGTTCAATTAGAAGTGTAAATGTAGACTATGCTGATAATTGCCTTTATGCTGTATTTGATGGAGAAAAAAACGAAAAATGTATTTTTGATTTAAAAAAATATGGTATTAAATTAGATAATAGGTTTTGCGGATATGAGGTATCGGTTGGAAAAGCTGGTGTTTTTATTAAATTAACAAATAGCAATCATACTATATATAACGGATGAAAAACAATAAAACAATTTTTATAGCTTCTGACCACGCTGGGTATGAATTAAAAAAAGAAATTATTTCATATCTACATAAAAACGATTATTTGGTTCTAGATCTTGGTAGTGGGCCTGAAAAATCAAACTATGCAGAATATGCTCATTTGGTAGCAGAAAAAGTAGTTATTAATGAAGATTGCGTTGGTATTCTTATATGTGGTAGTGGTGTTGGGATGTGTATTACAGCAAATAAAACGAGAGGTGTGAGGGCAGGTGTTTGTTGGGATGTAGAAATAGCAGAACTTATGAGGTTGCACAATGATGCAAATATTATTTGTTTACCTGCAAGGTTTATATCCATTGATGATGCTATTGATTCTGTAAATACATTTTTATTTACCCCGTTTGAAGGTGGTAGACACGAGGATAGAGTTAAAACTATTGAAAAAATATGAATATAAACGATTTTAATAACAGAATTGTAAATCAGAGTAATATTATTCGTAAAAAAATAATTAATAGTATAAATCAATCTGGAAAAACTAAATTAGCGCCATCAAATACTGTAGAGGGTAAAGGTGGATTTGAAACGGATTATAATTACATAACTAATTTTAGTAATAAAAAATAGTTCTATATTTATAATTATGATAAAACTATTACCGCTTGTAAAAGAAAACATAACCTATACTATATACTGTGATATGGATGGTGTATTGGTAGATTTTGTGAGTGGATACGCCAAATTTATGGGAAATCCACCCGGCCCATTATATAAAACCCCCGAAGAGAGAAAGCAATTTTGGGATAATTTTAATGAAAAGTTGGTAGAGAAGGGGATGAAGGAACACCAATATTGGGCGGGATTACCACCATTAAAAAATGGTATGTTATTATGGCGAGAAATAAAAAAATATAAACCTATTATATTATCAGCACCATCGTATAATATATCAGAGTCAAAGAAGGGTAAGTTGATTTGGATAAAAAGGTTTTTGGGAAACCCACCCACAATAATAAACTATCAAAAGCAGAACTGGGCAACTCCAACATCTATCTTAATTGATGATAGAAAAGATTTTATAACGAAGTGGGAGGCCGCTGGGGGTATTGGGATATTGCACAAAAATAGTAATTTACAAAATACATTAAACAAATTAAAAACATATATTTATTAGTAAAAAGGCATCAAAGTATGAAAGTATCACAATTAAAAAAGCTTATTAGAGAAGCAGTAAAAAGTGTATTGCTGGAGACAGAAATCAAGATAGGCTCAAAAGTGAAACATATCCCTTCAGGTGATGTCTTTACGGTAGACAAAATCAATCCAACATATTACCTTGCAAAAAACGTAAATGGCTGGAGGCAAGTAAGAATACAAAAATCTGATGTCGAACCTTATATTGAACCATCAAACAAATTATCCGAAAAAGACCAAATAGCAGCGGTTGAAAAGAATAGTCTTTCAATCCAATACATCGAAAATCCATCAGAAGCGGTTCAGTTAGCTGCTGTTAAAAGGGACGGTCCTGCAATCCAATTCATTAAAAACCCATCAGAAGCGGTTCAGTTAGCTGCGATTAAAGAGGATCCAAAGTCAATCAAATATATCAAAAACCCATCAGAAAAGGTTCAGTTAGTTGCGGTTAAAGAGAAACCAATGGGCCCCTGGACAATCGAATACATCAAAAATCCATCAGAAAAAGTTCAGTTAGCAGCTGTCGAACAAGTTGGTGGTTCAATCCAATACATCAAAAACCCATCAGAAGCGGTTCAGTTAGCGGCGGTTAGAAAGAATCCATATTTAATCCAATTCATCGAAAATCCAACAGAGAAAGTAAAACAATTGGCCAAATCAAAAGGATATTAATATTATGGAAAACAATCAACTCAAAAATATCCTAACCAAAATCGGTGAAGTGAATCCAAAATATACTTTGGATAAACAGGTGTATAATAATGGTGAATTAATTCAGTTAGCGGCGGTTAAACAGTATGCATGGGCAATAGAATTCATAGAAAATCCATCAGAAAGGGTTCAGTTAGCAGCGGTTGAAAAAGATCCATATTCAATCCAATACATCCAAAATCCAACCGAAAAGGTAAAACAATTGGCCAAATCAAAATGGAGTGCTGATGATGAAGCTCAAGATTATTACACCTTTGGAAAGCATAAAATTTAAAATACAGTAAAAAAGGAAATAAAGTATGAAAGTATCACAATTAAAAAAGCTTATTAGAGAAGCAGTAAAAAATGTATTACTAAAAGAAAGTTTTAGTCAATTAGGAGCATTTAGAGAGTTTAAGAGATTAATTGATAACGGAAAAATATTGGATGCGGCGAGGTTATATCGTAGTACTACTCATTTAGATGATTACGCCGAACAAGCTGAAGATTATGTAAAGAAAAAAGGGCCAGAAGTACAAAGAGAGTTTGATAAAGTATCTAAGGAATGGTCTTTGGTGTGGTCGAGAAGAAAAAGAGATGCTTAAAAGGAAACACACAATGAAAACATTAGAATTAAAAAAGCTTATTAGAGAAGCAGTAAAAAGTGATCTATTTTTGGAAAAACTAAAAAAAGATTTACTACAAAATAAATATAACTTAAAAAAGGTTGGATTATATAACGGACTTATCAAAGAAGGTATAGAAAATCTTTTGGAAAGTTTGAAAGACTATGACATGTAACATATGGTGTGGTCGAGAAGAAAAAGAGATGCTTAATAAGGAAACAAAGTATGAAAGTATCGCAATTAAGACAGCTAATTAGAGAAGCAATAAAACAAGTATTGAGAGAAGCAACTGCCGATACAATTCTATATAAAGTCCACTTTAAACCTGAATATAGTAGAGAAGATGATAAAACACATGAACCAATAAATCCTGTATTTGTAAGGATGAATAATGGTCAAAGAACAAAATTAAGTAATTATGCTGCAGTTGAGAAAATTGGCGGGTATGGTAATAAAACACCGGATATGTTAGGTATTAGGGATACGCACAATACTACTCAAATGGAATTTGATAAATTATTTAAATTGATAAAATCTCTCCATAGAGTAAAAATTCACAAATAGTATATTAATATCAAAAAAGGATTAAAGTATGAAAGTATCGCAATTAAGACAGCTAATTAGAGAGGCAATAAAAAGTGTATTACTGACAGAAAGCAATAATTTCATTGGCTTAGGTGTAGTAAAGAAAAGCATGAATGTATTGGATTTAGATAGTAGGGAGAAAGAACCTATATTTGTTAGGGATGTGGTAGGTATATATAGAAAAGAAGGTAGTTCATATATTGTACAATCGGCATTGACAGGTAATGCGTTAAAAGTACCGGGGAACGCATTAGTGGTCAGGTTAAAAGGTGGGCCGGAGTGGAACGATAAATTACAAAGCCGGTTAGATAGATTCAGATAAAAACACTTTTAAAGTAGTGTAAGACCCCAACCCAAAAGGCTGGGGTTTTTTTATGCGCCGAAACGAATGAACGCAGTGAGTGAGTGGGAAATAAACACAAAAAATATAATAGCACTATATAGTAGTAATAGTAGCAGTACTAAGACAAATAATAATAACAATACTATATATAGAGAGAGAGAGTATAAAAGAACAAGAATATATATATATATAACTAATATAGAATAACAATACACTATATAGGATACCCCATAACCAAATAACCTAAATAACCTAAAAATAAGTAACGAAAGCAGAAGAAGAAGAAGAAAAGAGGAAGAAATGGAGTAATAATCGTAAAAATTCCCACTTTTCCCCACTTTTCCCCACTATATACCATTTGACACCGAAATTGTATTAAAATGAACCTTCAAAAAAAACCCTGTCAAAAATAGAAAGGGAGCAAGACAGGAAAGGGAAAGGAGGAGAGAGGGAAGGGAAGGGGGGAGCAAAACTAATAATGATACCTCAATTGCGAAGAAAAGCGGGGAAAGAGGGGCATGAGAGACGGGAGAGCAATTTAGCTTCCATAAATATTGGGGAAAATTTTATAACACTAAAAACATCCCCTATAACACTCCCCACACACAATATAACACATAAACAATCTTCAGCGCTTCTCTCTACTACTATATAGTATATAACAATAAGCACTTACAATATAACACAGCGCTGTGTGTGCGTACCTTCTCTCTACTACTATATAGTATATAATACACAAGCAATCTTCAGCGCTTCTCTCTACTACTACTATATAGTATATAACATATCTCGTTTCATATATAACACTATATATACTACTACTATATAGTATAGGGGAAGCGTCATAGCTAACATATTCTACATCACGCCTAACATATTTTAAATCATACCTCACCCACCGTTTCTGCGGTAAGGACCGGCGCTGTACTACTACTACTATATAGTATATAAGGATACATATCCAGCGCTCCTCTCTCTACTACTATATAGTATGGGGGAAATAAACGAAAAAATAATCTTAAAAAAGCTTGGAAATATGGATTTTCTGTTGTATCTTTACTCCGCAGGGGTGTGTCCTTATATATATAGAGAGAGATACACCTCCCCCACCAGCGCTCCTCTACTACTACTATATAGTGTCTAATATATTGGACAGTAGAATGTGGATAACTTTTTGGGAAAAAGCTTGGAAGTTTGGGGTTTTATACCTATCTTTACTATGTAAGATAAAGAAATATGAAAAACGAAATTAACCCCCACACCGAATACTACATCTCTTTAATCATACTCGCGGTTGTGTTTTTCCTAATGGGTTCGATAGTGGGTTTGATGTTTGGGTGTTGATTTTTAGCGTAATTTAAGACAATCTTTAACAACCAAACCAACAGACAATGAAAAACAAACTCACACCCCACATTTTATACTACCCCAACGGAAATGTGCTGTCCAAAGGACAATTCAACTCAAAAGGAGAACAGGTTGGTGTTTGGGAATCGTATCACAAAAACGGTCAGCTATGGACAAAAGGTTTTTTGAAGGAAGGGAAACTGGATGGTGTTTGGGAATCGTATTACGAAAACGGAAATATCCGTGAGCGAACCCCATACAAGAAGGGAAAGGAAGATGGGTATAGTAAAGAGTTTTATCCAAATGGAAAGGTTCGAGTAAGGTATCCTTATACAAATGGTGTATTGGATGGTATCGCAGAGTGGTTAGATTTGCGTGGAAATTTAAATAAAACCATTACTTATAAGAATGGGTTTATAATCAATAAAAATTAACCTAAATTTAATATAGAAAGCTTGGAAAAGTAGGGATTTATCCCTATCTTTACTATGTAAGACAATGAGAGATATGAAAACAATCAAAGATTTAGGATTAACGAAATTGGAAGAAACCATTTTGAGTTGTTTGATTGATGGGTTGTATGCTGAACCTGGGTTTTCGGATGTTGATGCAAAAGATATTGCATCAGAGATTGGTATTGATATTAAATCCGTTCGTGGTGGGGTTGGTTCGTTGGTTAAAAAGGGGTTGATATGGGTTCAGGAAACTGAAGCTTGGGGTATCCCCAAATCACAGCAATTTCAAATCATTTATTTAAGAGAAGAGTATCATTATCTTCACCCCGAATGGTGTAATGAATAAAATTTAACCTAAACCCATGAAAACCATGACACCAAAAGAAAAAGCATACGAGTTGATTTCAAAATTTGTAGGGATATCTTTATCACAAGTAAATGACCTTGTAGATGGTATTAGAATTAGACTTGCTAAGGAATCCGCATTGATAGCGGTTGAAGAAATACTAAGCGCAAGACCATTAGACCCAAACCATGTTGATTGGGATGATTGTGGAGCAACTCACCAGTATTGGTATGAAGCACAAAAAGATGAGGCACTTGAATTTTGGAATAATGTCAAGTCGGAGTTGCAGTCTTTGTAATGATAAACCCCAAACCTATGAAAAACAAATCAATCCGGCCGACCTCAAATGCCACCAAAAGCAAGTGTGAGTATATGTACAACTTCAAATTGGGTGGATGGAATACCGAAATGGCATATACGGTGGAAGAAGCCATCGCACAGGCCCGAGAACGATGGAAGAACATCCCTAATCTAACGATTGATGAAAAGACCTTCCGTGTGACCAACGAGCAAGAGCTCAGGTCAGCCATGGCAGTATTCTATTAATCGTATTTTAATAAAATTTAACCTAAATTTAATATAGAAAGCTTGGAAATATGGGTTTTTTGTAGTATCTTTACTATGTAAGACAAAATGAGAAATATGAAAAATTCCCTTCCTCCCGGCGACTGGATGTTGCGTAATGATGTTCTTGATTATCTTTCCATAACTGTTTGTAAACCAACGCTCAGTTCGATAATCGAAACCTTTTGTAAACCCCATACTGTGGGTAGTGGTACATACTATTCGTGTGAACAACTCCGTTCTTATATCTACTCTCAGTTATATAAGGAAATGGAATGTAAGGTTTCTACTTTAATGGTTGGACCGATGACCATTTATAGGACACACGCATGGGCTGGAATTAAATAATAAACTACTAAAATAAAAGTTATGACAAATACGGATACAGTACAGTTAATATACCGAGGTTTTATTGCTGAAATTAAAAGAATATTGGAGGAGAATAAAATTGAAGCCATTCAATTCAAAACCCCATTTAGAATATGGGTAACAGAGGATATTTATGATGATGAGTCAAGAATACCATATTCGGTTGGGGGTTTATCATCCGATGGAACGCTGTTGGGTGTTCCTGGGATTGATGAAGATGAAATTTCATTAGAAACATTAGACCTTTATGAGATAGCACATATACTGGATTTATTAGAAGCCTCAGAATACACAATTATTAATGAATAAAAGTTATGACCAACGAACTCACACCCCACATTGAATA